AGGAGAAAAAGGAAACTGAGTTTATTGAGGTTACACAACTATGGAATAGTACAGGGACGATATCAAAGTATTTGCATATCAAGAGAACGTTGCTTGATATGGAGGAAGGTGATTAAGGAGGATTAGATGCGAGTATTGATAACTGGTGCAGGTGGATTCATCGGTAGTCATATGGTGGATCGTTGTAAACGAGATGGTCACCACGTAATGGCATTGGACATAAAGTACATCGATGATTGGATTGTGGGTGAACAGGCGCCAGATGAAATCTATGATGAGGCAGACGTAGTTGACGTTTTGTATGACGCAGGCCAATTCGATGTGGTCTATCACTTGGCTGCAGAAAGCAGGATCCAACCGTCGTTTGACATACCTGTTGAATGTATACGCAGTAATGTTTTAGGTACCGCTGCTGTACTTGATTGTGCAAGAAAGTATAAAGCGAGGGTAGTCTATGCCGGTAGCAGCACAGCAGATGATGATGTGGCAAAGAATGTCTATGCCACTTCCAAGTTCCAGGGAGAACGATTGTGTAAAACGTGGGCCAACTGTTTTGGAGTATCAGTAGGTATTGCTAGATTCTACAATGTGTACGGTCCGAGACATATCAAGGATGGAAGATATGCTACAGTGATTGGTATCTTCGAAAGACAATTTGATAATGGTGAGAAGTTGACCGTCACGGGTACAGGTGCTCACAAAAGGGATTTTACTCACGTAAATGACATTGTAGAAGGATTGGTACAGATATCGAAACAGACGGACAATGATGAGTACGCATTGGGGTCTGGCGTAAACCATAGTATATTGTCAGTGGCGAAGATGTTTGTTAGGGATGACAGAATCACGTTTATAGATCGTCCTCCAGGTGAATCGGAGGTGACCTTAGCTAACATTTACAATACCCGAAAGAAATTGAAATGGTTTCCTTTCCATGTTCTGGAGAGTTACATAAACGAATACAAGTGTGGTCAAGTCCCTTGCTGAGAATTACAATGTCTAAACAAAATCTGTTAAATGTACTAAAAGAAACGGCACAGGCCTTACGAGGTTTGAAATTCAATCCATACCATGATCCTGGTAGTGGTCGATTTAGTACTGGAGGTGGACCAAAACTAGCACCGGATACTGGTGGTGGTACTGGTGGCGGTTCAGCAGGAACCAAACCTAAGAAGCCTGAAAGTTCTTCTGGTAGTCTAAGTAGTTTAGCAAAGCCACAGAAGCATAACGTAGACCTACCCAAAGACAAGCGGAAGATGAATATAGGACCAGCAGAAAAGGCTCTTCAACAGATGGGTTACAAGTTGAATATGGGTGGGATGAAACCTGTGAATGGTAAACTGACGACGTTCTACAACATAACGGATAAGAATGGTAAGAAGGTAAGCGTGGATGCCACTACACTAAGAGATTTCATTTACTCGAATCATAGCAAGGAATAGAATTATGAGTATGGTAGATATCAGCGAGGTTTTGCTAGATTTGGGATTGTCTTCATCTGTAACGGATGAAGAGAGGGCCATTGCAGCTAGTTCCATTAGAAGAGCAGAGGCGGCGATAAAAAGGTTTTTGGGATATGATCCATATCAAAAAGAAAGAACTGAGTTTTACCCCCAACAAGACTTCTCGATGGATAATGGCTCTTTTGTTTGGGAAGTAAACGATGCAGTAGCCTATCAGAGACAACTATCAGAAGGGGCTACTAATGTACTGATGGTACAACACATACCCATTCGTAGTGTCAGTGCTCTGTATATTGACTATGATGGTAGGGGTGGATCAAAAGCAGGTTCTTTTGGTTCCGATAGTTTGAAGACAGAGGGAACTGATTTCTGGCCCAATTATAATATGGTTGACGATGATGGTAACAGCATGTGTACTGATGGCATACTACGAAGTGAGGGATTATGGCCTACAAATCCAGGAACTGTTAAAATAGTGTATACTGCTGGGTATTCCTCGAAAGAATTACATGGTCAATGCTCTCTTGTTGATGCTACACAAATACTGGAAGCAGTTGTAGATGAATCAGTTAGGAGAGCAAAAAAGGTTTTCCTTACTAAGAAACAGACGGGAAAAGGATTTGTTGCAGGTACTGTTACCAGCGAAAGTTTGGGGGATTACAGTTACAGTATTGATGGTTCTTCAGCAGCCAGTAACTTTGGGGGGCAGTATGATTTGTTGGGAGATACGATTGACAGGTTGAATGACTTTGTAAACTTGGGGTACAAAATTGGTGGATAAGAGAACTATACGTTTTGGTATTGCCCTTACTTACAACTGTAATATGGCCTGCCCGGGTTGTAACAGGTTTCTGGATGTATCCCCCTGGAAAGACTCAAACATTACATTGGAAGGCTTACAGGAGGGCTACGAGAGGGCAATTGCGTGTGTAAACATTGAGAAGGTAAGGGTTAGTGGGGGTGAACCTTTGCTCCATCCACAGTTTGCAGAGTGTATGAATATCATACAGAATTCGTGGAATAAAGAGTATGGTGGAAGAACCTGTGTATTTACCAATGGAAAGATACAACCCCCACCAACAAAAGGATGGCGATACAATACTTCTAGTTCTTCTAGTAAAGAAATATATTTTCAACCACCTATGATATCTCCCCATGATTTGGGATTGGAACCATCCATACCTCTAAATGCTGGGTGTCGTAGGCAAGCCGGTTGTGGGAGATTATTTGATGCGTTTGGTTTTTCTTGCTGTATGTTTGCTGGGGCTATTGGTCGGTTATTGGGTATTGACCCATACAGTCCCACGCCAGTAATAGATGGGATGTACTCTATTTGTAAGCACTGTGTATTTGCTCAAGGTATAAAGAAAGCATTCGCATTATTTAAGTCAGCAAATGAAGGGGAGTTTGAGTATCCCACTCGTACCTACAAGTATGGGTTGCAGAGGTTGGAACTGTATGGATCAGACACATTGAAGAAATTTTCTGAAAGGTAAGTATTATGCCAAAAGATAGAGTGCAACCCAAGAAACCGGATGACAGAAAAGTAAGGGCAGAAAGATTCTATGAGGATGATCCTGATGCCTTTGAAGTTGTAAAGCCTAAGAAGGAAGAAAAAGAAGAAACTAATGAGTGAGTTTGGGAGTTTCTAAATAGATGAAAAACAAACAACTATTACTGCCTGTTCTTAAAGAAACAGCCAAGGCTCTCAAGGATCTTAAATTCAATCCTTACCATGACAGCCTAGGTCGCTTCGGAACTGGGGGAGGCGGAGCCGGACCCAAACTCACTCCCGATACAGGAGGAGGTACTGGAGGGAGTACAGCAGAAGATAAACCAGAGGCGAAGGAAGTTGCTTATGAGGAAAAGTTAAAGGATTGGAAGAAGAGTATTGCTGGGGAGGAACTCAATTCGATACGAGAATATACTGGTCCTACATACAAGAACATACGATCATACCAAAATGAAGGTAAGGGATGTAATGAGAAGATAACAAAGCATATGACAAATTTGAGTCGAGCTTTGGAAAGAGCCCCTAAGTATGAAGGGGAAGTATATAGGGGGATCGCTTTCACTTCAAAAAAGAAGTTGGTAGAGTTTGTAGCATCCGTGCAGAAGGAAGGTTTCTTAACAGAGAAAGGATTTACATCCACTTCAACATCAAAGTCGGTAGCAACAAAGTTCACCAAGAAGCAGAAAACAAATTCGTTTGAGGCTGGTCTTCAACAGGAGAAGTCCATACTGATTAAATTGAAGACGAAAACAGGTGTAGATATATCGGATGTATCTTCCTATCCTAAGGAGAAAGAAGTTCTTATAAAGCCCCCTTCCAAGTGGAAGTTGAGTAGAGTAACTTCTGCTAGTATTCCTAGTGTAGTAGGAGGAAAGATGACAGTCCTTGAGATGGAGGAAGTATAGTATGTCAAGTAAAGAAGAAGTCAATGAGAATCAGAATAGAATGATAGATGTTGACGATGAAGTTTTTACAACATTTGGTTTGAAAAGTAAGCCTACCGAAGAGGAATTGAAAAAAACTAGCAAACTATTACAAGAGTTGGGTGTAATAGAAAAAGAGGAAGATTGAAATGTCGATACTGGAAAATCTTCCACACCTCTGTTCAGCTTATTTGAAGACAAAATCTCAAGGATCTATGGGTGGAGGAAAAGACACCTTATCTCTAGTCTTTGCCGATAGAGACTGTTGGAGACAGCCTGCTGGGGACAGAGAACAGGTATTGGCGTTAAAGAAGGGAATTGACATTACCCACAAAGTGTATTTTACCAGTGATCCCTTGCTTGACAACCGTCATGTATTGGTATTTAGCGATGGAACTTATGATGTTACCAGCAGGCCAGTTCCGGATGCTAGTGTTGGTCTTGGGGTAGTATGGCGAGTTATGTTAAACTATAATTCAGCAAAGGATTGAGAATGAGAATAGTAACAAAATCAGTAGAAGACTTCATTACTAATATACAGAAATGTGTATTGGTTGATAATACAGTGTGGATAAGCAAGTCATCCAACCACTTGGGGGAAAATCCTAACAACTCAGTAAAGTTTTTGATACTATTACAAGCTTCTGCTGTTAAGATATTCTCTGATGGGGGTGAGTGTTTGGTGGAGATGGGTATAGATTGTGGATATGATTACCGTGATGCAACTCAGAGCTATGAAGGATCGGAACAAGCCGATGAGTTAAAACAATCTTTGCTAGAGTTTTGTGAGCAACAAGGTTTTGTAGTGAAACCTGGTATTTTGGATATGTAACTTTTAAGGAGAACTAAAATGGAAAAAGAACATCAGAGTAAAGAAGAAGCAATCAGTCATTTTGTAAAAGAAATGACAGAGAAAGCAGCAGCTAGTGATGGGTTTGTTGCCTGTCTTATAACGAAGAAAGGAGGGGCATTGGAAGTAGCCATTCGAACTACCTATCAATTTCCAAGGGGTGATTACGTTGCAGTATTGTCTTTGTTGGCTGAGAACTTGCATGGAGATATCTTGTCCGTTGAGAAGAACAAACTACCCCCTCCCTTGCCTAGGGTAAACAAAGAAGATCTTTTGAGAGAATTGCCTGATCTGCCTAATCATAGGGCACCGATGGATAACTCAGGTTTAAGAATGCCCAGACCAGCAGTTCAAAAACCTGGTATGCCTGGTATGAACATACCTCCTCATTTGCGTACCCGTTTTGTTGATGAGAATGGGGCTAGTCAACAACAGGATCAGGGAAATAAAGAGGAAAAACCATGAAGTTTTTTACACTACTAAAGCAACTCATGGCTAAGGTTGAGTATAGTAGGGCTCAACGGTTTGCTAAGGAGTGGGAAAAGTCTGCAAAAGAATTGATAGCTGTACTAGGGAAGAAAGAAGATATTCTAATTTCCAAATCGGTTGCTATCAAGGAGCTAATAGCAACAATTGAAGACGAACTTAAAAAAGCCAAAGCTCTCAATGTTAAGTATGAGACAGCTTTGGATGCTTTGCGAAATGAAAACAAGGTTATGTCCGAAGTAACAATCCCAGCACTGACAGCTTCTTGCCAGTTGGGACTTGAGCGTTGGCGGGCAGAAACAGCCATTCAAGTTCGTAGACAAGTAGCCGCTTCCAATATCAATAAGGAGTCGAGTAGATAATGAGTACCTTGATGGATTCTATGGAAGCCGAAAAGGCTTTCATTTCTAGTGTTAGAGCACATGCTTTGGAACTCAAAGCTGCTGGTAATTTACCATTGGATTTGTCTGTTGATGGTTCTTTTGGGTCAATCAACGAATGGCAAAGTAGATCCAGGTATCAACAGCGTTATGCTTTGAATAGAGGGGTTCTTTACTCAGCAGTAAATGCACTTGCTATGGAAGGTGCTTCTCAACCAGTAAATGTAAAGAGGTTGGTTTCAAAAGCAAAACCAAAGGGAAAGAAAAGTGCAGAAGAAGAAAAGGAAGTAGTAACAGATCATCCCCTTGTTGAAGCCCTCAAAAAACCAAACTCGATACAAAACAAATGGCAGTTTATCTATTCTTTCATAGCCAGTATTAGTCTTACCGGATGGGGATACATTATTGGGGAAGTAGATAAAGATGGCAAGATAGAGTTGTACTCCATTCCCACTACTTGGATAACACCAGATCACACCAAGGGACCATTCTCTGCTTTCAAGCTAGCGAATCCAAACAAACCTGGAAGTGAATCCAAGACATTGGATGCTAGAAATGTGGCTTTTGCTTACTTACCTGATCCGTCAGATATGCTTTCTGCGTTGTCCCCTGCTTCTACACAATTACCTGCTATCAAATCAAATGATAATATCTGGGAAAGTCGTTTGCAGTTTTTCAAGAATGGCATCTTTCCTGGTGCTATAGTTACAGTAGGGGGAAATCCCCATCCGGGTGTTCCTGCTGGGGTAAGACCCAGATTGACAGCAGCACAAAGACGAGCAGTATATGCTGTCATAAAGAAGTTGATGGGCGGTATAGCTAACCATGGCAATCCTGCCATTGTTGATGGAATGATTGAAAAAATTGAACGGCTATCAATGGATAGTAAGGAGATGGGTTGGGAGAAGTCAGAACCAGCTACCAAAGCAGCTATCCTCAGTGCTTTCTGTGTTCATCCTTACATTCTTGGGGAAGCTGTAAGTGTAGGAGGTTATGCTCAGGTAGCAAACATTGAGAAAAGATTCTACAAGCGTATAAATACTTATTTAGAAATGCTCAGTAACCTTCTTACAAACTTCATCAAAAATCTCACAGAAGAGGAAGGACTTGAGATAGAAGTTGAGCCTTGTGTAGCAACAGATCCAACATTAGAGTGGAGCAATTGGAAGTATGCAAGGAGCAATGGGGATATCACGCAGAACGAACTAAGGGAAAAACTTGGATTACCTCCAGATGAGGATGACAACCAATCTACAATTTCCCCACAACTATTGCAACCAATTGTACAATTGCTTGCTCAAAAGGCTGCGGGGTCTGTAACAGTTGAGCAAGTAAAGGGATTACTAGTGGGATTGGGATTGCCTGAGGATATAGCAAGGGTTATAGCTGGTAAGGAATTGCCTCCTCCAGCAACACAACCACAACCTCAAGAACAAATAAGACAAGAGCAGAAACCAATTCCAGGCACACCCGTTATTGGAAAACCAAAACCCGCAACAGTGCAAGCTTTGCAAGAGGCAGTAAAAGAGTTGAGAGAAGTTCCCAAGGTTGAGATGTCCAGGTTGGAAAAAATCTATGAAAGTGTCTGATTCAAAAAAAGAGACAATAACTCCTCTTCTGCTAGATACAGCTACTACTATCATAAGACTCAAAGCTGCTGTGTTGAAACGACAAATACGTCGAGATGCTGCGAGAAAAATACACAGTAAGCAGATAGTAGAAGTTGAAAATAGATTAGCAAAAGCTGTAGCAGAAGTAATCAAAGAAGAAGTGGTTAATACTGCTAAGAAGTTAGAGAATCTAGTAGAGCAGAAATCTAAAACCAATCCTGTAGCAGCAGACCTCACAGCTCAAGTATTTAATTCAAAAGATAATACATTCAAGAGCAAGATTATAGATGCAATGCTACCAATACTGGCTGTTGGTATGTTGAAGTCGATGAAGACAGTACAGTTAGAGACAGGAGTTAAATCTTTCAAAGGCTTAAAATTTAATCCTTACCATGACTCAGAAGGTAGGTTTACTACTGGTTCCGGTTCAGGCGCCCATCTCGCTCCTGATACAGGAGGGGGTACAGGGGGTAATAGTGGATTGGTTAGTGGTAATGAAATCTTAAAAGAGGTGTTGTTACTCTGTAAAGATGCAGACAAACGAAAAAAAGAACAAAGTGGGCAACGAAAAGAAATTACTGATAGAAAAGATGGTTTGCATGGGAAGGTAAAGAAAGTAGCACAAGAGGCTACCAGTGAGTCTACAAATGAGAAGAAACAAACTTGGTTGGATTCTTTTGAGAAATTAAAAGGGGATGAGAAGGAAAAAGAAAAAAGGAAAGTACTATGGGATGATTATGATAAGCACAGGAATTCTGATTTAGAAAGTAACCCTGAGTATAAGAAGTTATCAGATGAGTACGACAAGACAGTATTGGAGTTGGCAACTTTTGAGGAGAAAGTAAAAAGTGAGAATAAGCTGACAAACACAGAGATAGAAAAGATTTTAACCGTACCAGAAAGTGAAAGAATATCTATAAGTGTTAATGTAGAAAATGGCTTAAACAAAAAGGCTGTTTTGCGGTCGGTAGAAAAATTAAGTAGTTTTGTTAGTAAGAATGCTACAGAGGGAAAAGAAGTCTTCATTGGAAAAGGTGGGAAAAGAAGTCATTACCATGAAAGTACCAGAGAAGTTTTTATAGGAAAAGTAAGCGAAAAATCTATAATACACGAAATGGGGCATTGGTTAGAGCACAGTAATCCTCATATAATGAGGGCTATGGGTACTTATCGGAAAAAGGTTACGGAAGGGGCAAAAACTGAGCATTTGGGTGCTGGTTACGAACAGGGAGAAATTTACAAAAAAAGAACAGATAAAAAGAAGTGGATCAATGACTATATGGGCAAGATATACCAAAACAGTGGAGCTACTGAGTTGTTGTCAGTGGGATTGGAACACTACACGAGCTCGCCTGTCATGCTGGCAAAAAAAGACCCTGAGTTGTTTGTTTTAATAGCAAATGCAGTGAGAGGAAACCTGTAATGACTACAGTGATTCTACTAAATGGTGAATGGGCAGAATTGACAGATTGGAAATGGTCATCATCCAATGAAGAACTTGCTAAAAAACTTAATAGTTTACTAGATGAAACAGGAACAAGTCCAGCAGATCCAAATCCTGAACTTACTGAAGCAAAAAGAATAGTAGCTATGTTGGGGGGAGAAATAATCCATATAGATGAAGTGCCTGTTAGTAATGTTCCTGGAAGAATTTACTGAATTTGCATACACTAGGAAATCTAAATGCCCTCTACAGCATCAGAATGGCTAGCCAATAATCCAAATCAAGCAGAAGAACTGGGGGAAGTTCTAATAGCTAATGGGGTATCTGTTGATTTTCTAACCGAATACCCAGATTGGATGATGGATAGCATAGCCCAACAACTAACAGATACTTTTGGGCAAGACTACTGGGATGATATTCAAGCCACTTTTGGTACCGATGTTAATCAGATTCTCGATGCTGGTATTAAGAATGGTAAATCAATTAGACAGATAGCAGAAGAGTTAAGGGATATAGGTGATGAGTATTCGTTGTCAAGGGCAACTAATATAGCCCGTACAGAAGCCGGTAACGCTTTGAATGGCGCCCGCAAAGCCTCAATGGATGAATTGACAAGCGATCCCCAGCTCATGGGCACACTGAGGCCTGTATGGCTTTCTGTGTTGGGTACAACAACAAGGGCCACACATGCCAATCTTGATGGTGTTCCAGCAGACAAAGATGGTATGTGGGAATTAGCAGGATATAGAATACCCTGGCCCGGTCATTATAGTTTGCCTCCTGGTGAGAGGTGTAACTGCCAATGCACACCTAGGCTTGAGTACGGGTTGCAGGATCAAGATGCTGAGGGTTATATAGAGGAGTACAACAATAGAGTAAGTGAATACAACGAAGGCAAGATGTATAACCAAAAGGAACAACAATGAGCAGGTTGTTGAGTGAAAAAATACAAAGGGAAGTGCTGAGGCTAAAAGATACTACTTCGAATAGAGCTATTGGTAGAATGTTGGGAATCTCAAGGTTAACCGTAGCAGAAATCATAAAGAGAAACTGCATTAAGTACTACACAAAGAAACCTACAGAAGAAACCATAGATGATCTAGTTTATACCACATCTGGAGAAATGGGAAGATGCCCTATCTGTGGAGCTAAAGCAATACTACCCTGCCGGGAATGTATAATAGGGGAGTGGAAGAAAAAACACACAATGAAAGCAAATCAATCATAGTACAATCACTATAGGGAAAGCATCTATCTATCAGGATACAAACAATGCAAAAAATAAGCATAGATAACTCCATTGCAATACTAGAATGTGGTGTCTGGAAATCAACAGATACAAAGCTACAAAACATGCTTAACAGTATGATGTCATTCGAAGAAAAAACAGATAGGAGACTGGAAAAAGGAACAGCCATGCGACTGGCAAAGATATTTGATGGATACTACTGTAGGGAAGAAGAAACAAATAGTATCCCCCTAGAAAACAACACGAATAACAATAACGACGAAACAGTAGAAGAACGTGTGAGAAGAAGAGGTATGTGTACCATACTAAGGGAAAGGTTAAGAAACCTCAAACAAGAATAAAGGAATAACAGTGATAATGGCTAGAAGAAACAATGTGATACATAATAATGTTCTGCAAACTAGTGACCAAGATACCATACAGTTGTGCTTAGCAGTACAAGACAGGTTTATTGCTATTACTGGATCTTGGTTAAGAGTTACTGGAAATCAGCTTATTCCCCCTAAAAACATGGATAAAGACATGTTACTATGGAGGAAGATGGTAGCTAGGTTTAGAAGGCATGACTATAGGAATACAATAGACGAACTAGCAGCCACAAGGCGTATAGCACAGTGGACAGTTGATATGAATAACAAGCTACGAAACCAGCCAGAGAAAAAAGTGGAATGGAAGAAATAGCAAAGGTAAAATCCATTAAACATACAATAGGGAGACAAAGAAAAATGTGGCCTTGGAATGGAGTAAATGAGATCCTCACAAAGTTGATTCGTTTGGAGGATAAAGTCGTACAGGGATTCAGTTGTATAGGCAACGAATTACTTAGCTTGAAAATCAAGTTAGACAGTATAGAAGCGGCTGTTAGAGTTGTTATCTTCAGGTTATTAGAGCCTGAAGAATTTGATGTTACGTTACTTTCCCAGAAGGAGGAAATCATTATGGGACAAAAGAAGCAAGTGTTTACTTATCAGGTTGCAATCAATGCTCCAAAAAAGAGCGATGTTGCAAACCAGCAATTTGTGGCTCGTGGGGTTTTTGAAAGTGTTGAAAAGCCTGTTACCGAGCTGGTTTGGAATTTGGACCCTGTAGCTCAAGTGTTGCAAGTCAAGGCTATCCTTGACGAGTCTGTAACTCTGGAATTGAGCTATACAGATGCAGCAGGGAATCCTACTACACCTCGGTCCACAACGTTCAAGGTTGAGGACAAGGTATCTCCAGAAGCACCCGATGTTGATTCCTTCAACATTACTCAATTGCCTATTCAGGAGGAAGTTGAGTTGCCAGATCCTACACCGGAGCCTGAACCTGAACCTGAGGAAGAGTCAGACGATTCTTATTGATTGAAAGAGTGTCGGTCAGGGAGTAGAAGCTGGACGTGTATTTTGGTTGCTTTAATGCTGTACGCCAAAATGCTCTAGAGCTTCTACTCTTTTTCTTTGTAGGGGAATATAATAAGGGACACGAAAGGAAGAAAACAAATGAAAGAAGATGATACCCCCTTAATATCGTTACTGTTATCCCAACTAATACTCTGGTTGGTTGTTGTATGGACAATTGTAAGGCTATACAGTTAAAAGGAGGAAAATACCATGAACCAAAACATGCCCAGATTGGCTGAGGTTAGTTGTAGCAGGTTGAAATTTGACCCTGGAGATAAATTGTTGGTAAGAACAACCTTTCGTTTGGATGCTACACAAGAGAAGAATTTGAGGGCACAAATTTGTAAGTGGGCAGGTTGTGAAGTGGCCATATACATATATTGTGTGCTTGATATGGATATACAGGTTGGAAAGAAAATGTCTGAACAGTTGAGTATTCCCCGATGAAAGAGAAATTGCCTTTTACAAGCACAACCATGCCAAAACTTAGTTGGCCTATGTACGTGTGTAGTGAATGCAGCATACCATTGACTGAGAGAGAAGCAGTATTTCTTGACTCACTCAACAACATAACAAAATACCCAGTTTGTGGATCTTGTTACGAGAGAAACATAAGGATGTCATGTAGTCAATTTTCTACTATGGCCAGACGATCAGATTACTTCAATCAAAGAAGACCTTGTGCTGTTGATAGAGGAAAGACTAGGACTTTTGACTTTTCCCAAACGGAAGAACAAAAATGAATAATTTCTTGTCACCATTAAAAATGGGTACCTGTGTTACTGTAGAGATAACCAATGAAAAAGGGGAAACAGTATCTTTCCAGGCCACTGGTGTTGATTATAATGTGTCCTACAATGAATCTAATTTTGCTACCGAAGATGGGCAGATGTACAGAATCTCGGGAAGACCTGAAAGAATACTTACCTTGAGTCTCCTGAATGATGAAGTAACCATGAAGAGAAAAAGTAAAGGTAAGGAAAAGGTAGAACAGGTACAAGCTCAGGAAATCTTTACTAAGAGAAGATCTTTTGACTTTTCTCAAACAGAAGAACAAGAGGAGATATAATAGGGATGGCAGCAAATGCAAACTACAAAGAGGTAATCAAGGATGATGAGTCGTTGGCGATATTTATAAGAAGCATGTCCAAGTTTGAGAAGAGTTTCTGTGAGGCAATGGTAGCAGGTATCGACTTCACTATGAAGATGGAGATACACGGAAACAAGGGAGAGTTAATTCATTGTAGAGTATACAATGATGGGTTTGAGAGACCCAAAAGGTTTGAAACCAGAGAATCACAAAGGAGAACACAAGAATGAAAAACAAGAGATGGGTGGTGGAAACCCCAGTGTTGAGATACTACGATTGGATGAGGGCTTTCGAACTGATAGTATGTGACCCATCAGAAAAAGAGTATCTCGATAAATTTGATCGCGATAAATTTGTTGTGGGATATCATTTTCTAAGTCTGATGTTTGATATGAAGGATGTGGTTAATAAGGGAGTAGTTATTGCCAACAAAATCTCATTAAGGTTTTCCTCCACACCATCAAAACAATCTGTACCAGTTAGAGTGAGAAACTTTGGTGACTTTGGTGGATTGAGATGGAAGAAAGAAAGTGGGCATCGTCAATATAGTTTTTTGTGGCAAGGATTTGAGGAATGGTTAAGTGACCAGAAACCATTCTGTAATCTAAAAAGAGATGAGTCTATTATTGCTCATGTTACGATGTATATACATCCAGAAGAATAAGGAGGTAAACAAAATGAAAAACTTCAGGTATGAAACCCCAGTACTTTATAGAGAGTCACTTTGGGGTACGTATGATGACAATGATGGAAATATGTTTTTACCGGATGACCAAGTAAGTGCTCTCTATGAGGTAGGGGAAGAACTACCAGAAAGAATCTCGTTAGTAGTTTCCAGTAAACCCACAAAACAAGCAGTACTCATGCGTATAAAAAGGTATGATGATACTTACTGGGATACCTTTTTAATGAGGGAAGAACTCAACAAGAGTTGTAAGTACTTTCGTACTTATAGTGGACTCGGAGAGTTCTTAGATAACCTAGAACCCTTCAAAAGTATGGGTCACAGCGAAACCATTCTTGTGTATGTCACTCTTTACATACACTCAAAATAATTTTCTAAAGTCCCTATTGTGACCGGTTTCTCAGTTCTATATATTTATAGTCATAAGAGAAACACATCTAGGCGTTCCAAATAGAAGCTGCGATGGATAAAAGACAAAGTCCGTCACAGCTTTTTTTATTCTATGGAGACAAATAATGTCAAAGAATGTTACGTTTGGTTTGGGGTTACCAGTAGGATTGGCAACAAGACAGTTGACCATTTCCCGCATGATGAAGGCAGGAGATGACACGGTTCCTGCTGCTACCCATGATGCCGATGCAGGAGCTGCCGCTACAAGTGTGGTAGTTAACCTAGCAGACAACACAATCTGGCAGGCAGTGTTGATAGATACAAAATCTACTGGGGAAGTAAGCACACCCGATATTTTGAATTTCCATACAGGGTCGTTACAATTCCCTGGACCATCGTCTGGGGATCGCTTGTCAATTCTCTCCATGGAAGATCTGTCCAGCAGCTCTAGTTCTAGCAGTACTAGTGCTAGTAGTGCTTCCAGTGTATCGAGTAGTTCTAGCAGTGCATCGAGTGAAACATCTGAATCGAGCAGCTCGTCCAGCACATCCAGCACATCCAGTGTCAGTAGTGCCTCGACCAGCTCGTCGCCCAGCTCCAGCAGTGCTTCGAGTGGAAGTTCCAGTAGCCCCTCCAGTTACTCGAGCAATTCCAGTATTTCTACAAGTGTTTCCAGCGTCAGCAGTGTCAGTAGTATATCGACAAGCAGCCAATCTGCCAGTAGTCAATCTGCTAGCAGCATAAGCAGTTCTAGTTGGAGTAGTTTGTCAACAAGTCAGTCTTCTGCTAGTAGCATTTCCAACAGTAGTTCGTCGAGCAGCATAAGCAGTTCCAGCTTCTCGTCGCCTTGGTAAGAAAGGAACATAGAAGATGTTAGAGTTACCAAAAAACCATTTCAACAATGTAATCAGGGCTATTAAACTTGGTGAAATTGTTCGGGTTAGAGAAATCCGAACGGCAACGTTCAATACCCTGAAAAGATTGGGTGTTGAGCGAGACCTGAAATGTGGTATCAGGAAAACCCCGGCTGGTTCAGACCAAGTGGATATAGGTTCCATTGTTACTTGGTTAAAGAAAATCACTGCAGATGACACCGCTGCCATTAAGCAGTTGGTGACAATTGATGCCACGGCTTGTAAAAGGATGAATGAGTAGTATGTTTATCTCTTTTGAACAAGTTTCCGCCACTGCCACATTGAAGACTGCTGCTGATTTGACTATACCAGCTAACGCTACCTCAGTAGAGTTGCAGGCAACAAGTCAAAATGTCAGTTACACAATGGACAACACAACTACTCCCACACAGACTGCGGGTATGATGTTGTTGACCACAGCAGAACCCAAAATGTTTGATATAGATGATTTGCGACGTATCAGATTTGTAAGAGGGGCGGGATCTGATGGGGCACTAAACATACACTACGCAGCAGGAAGGGATGTATAAAACATGCCAATTCCAAAGCCTAAAACTGGAGAGGAAAAAGATAAGTTCGTATCCAGGTGTATGGCTGATAGTGTAATGAACGAGGAATACCCAGATAACAAGCAGAGAGCTGCTATTTGTTACTTACAATGGAAGTCAAAATCTATGTTAGATAATGATTGGTTGATAGATCAAATTCGTGGTAGAAAAGAAAAGCTTACCAGTTTTGGTCGAGGCATTACTACAGCAGATAACTATGTCAAGACCTTGGCAGATGCTGCTGGACTAGATGTCTGCTATAAGAGATTAGCAACTCGCAGCATTAGTTTTGACGACATTCTGCAAAAGGCAGCTCAGACACTGGTATATAGCAACGATGAGATGGAATTGGAAAGCAAAGCCGATTCTAGTCATCGTTTCAAAGAGATAATGAAGGGATTGCCCCGGGACATCAAGTTGCCTAAGAATACCTTGATGTTGTTCGTTCACAAACTTACAACTTCAATAGAGGATCGGGATAAGGATATTCTTCACTCCGAAGGAATGGAACTGGATCCCAAAATGCTACTTTTGTGGCAGCATATACATACGATGCCAATTGGCAAGTACTTGTATACCATATCCCAAAACGATAAGAGCGTGCGGGTATTGTCAGCTATTGTGGATATCAATGACACTTCCCATGATGCTGCCGTTATGGTAGACAACGGGATGGGAAGATTCAGCCACGGTTTCAAGGCAACAGAATTCCAGAAACGCAAATCAGTAAATGGAAAAGAGACAGGTGGATTTGAAATTCACAAGGCAGAAATAATGGAAGAATCTCTCGTGAGTGTTCCTGCCAATCCTGGGGCGGAGACAGAGGATGTCTTGTTGTCCTTGATTGAAGGAGGGAAACTAACATCCCCCATTATGAAATCCATAGGACAGACATTGCGTGAGAAGAAGCCCACTATGGTTCCAGGTATTACATATCGGGAAGTAAATGGGAAGTGGGGTAAAGAAGTTACCTGTGCGTCGTTTGATGAACTAAAGAAAATGGCCGATTATGGTATACTTATCGGCATAAAGAAGGAGGAAGAAAATGAGGACTTGTCGGGAACTGGAACAGGAGAGGGAGAGGCAGGAGAAGAAGAGAACACAACCAGCACACCAGAAGAAACCGATGACAATGGAGACGAAGTCAGCAACGAGGAAGAAAAGTCAGCCAGTAACAAGGAAATGAAAGCAATGAGCACTTACAAGTGTTCGAGTTGTGGCTATAAGCAACAGGGAAATGAGCTTCTAAAGGATTCAATTTGTCCCGAGTGTGGTGGTCCCATGTTGAAAGTGGGAAAAGAAGCAGAAACAGAAGAGAAGTCAATGTATGTAAATCCCAGTGGATCATATGAAGATATTTCCCAGAAGTTAAACAAGTCCATTCGAGATACATATGGTGAGAAATCCAGTGTTTCAGCAACATTCCCAGACAAAGTCATTTTCCAAAAAGAATGGGATGGTCCTTACTTCTCAGTAAACTGGCAAATGTCCGGTGATAGCATCGAATTCATAGGGGAGCCTAAAAAGGTAAAAGTCGATATTACCAAGTCGTTTCTCAATATGGAAACAAAACAAGGAAGAACGATTTCGAAGTCAAACGAAACCAAGATTAAGGATGCTCGTGAAGACATAAAAGAAGCATCTCGTGTAGAAGGTTTGACTCGTGGTTGTCTGGCCTTGTTGAACAAAGCATTTAACTCCCTTGGAGAAGTACTCAAGTCATTGGGTACAGAAGAGGAAGTTACAAAGGAACTTTCAATAGAGGAGGCAAAGGTTGTCTTCCTAAAGAATGCAACAACAGATGACAGAGAACAGATGCAAAAGCTTCTGAAAGCTTTGTCTGTTGTTGAAGAGCGGAAACAAACCACCAAGTGGTTTAAGTCGCTGAAGAAGTAAAGAGTGGGAATTGTATTTTCGCTACTCTTTTGTTTTTACTCGTAAAGTAGAGGAGGTAGTCCATAATGGATATTACCAAAAAGTTGAAGAAGTGGGCACAAGCGAACCTCGATGTCAAGGAAACTGCTGATGACAACGAGTACAAAGAAGCCGTCAGCAAAGCCTTGGTGTCAGGCGAATTGACAACCAACAAGTACATCGAACTCACCAAAAGTGATGAAGATGAAGAGTCGGAATCATTCGCCAAGCAGTTTGGTCGTCTGGCTGACAACCTTGAGAAGGCTATTGAAAGTCTTTCCAAGGAAGACGAAGTTCCCGAAACCAAGACTGAGGAAACCCAAACCAAGGAAACCGAAGTTAAGACAAAGGAAACCAAGCCCCAGACGAAAGATACCAAGACGGTATCTAAAATGGCCAAAATGATGGTTGAGTTGGGTGGAGTTGCCGAGACAGAAGACAGCCCGGTTGACATTCGTGTCAAAGAGGCTGTTGAGTCCTATGACAATACCCATACAGCTATGATGTTCCCCAAGTATACGAAGGGATACAAACCACATCCCTTGGCTGGTCAGCCTGTCACAAACTTGGGTATGGCTGTCAATACTCCCAGTGCTTGTGATAAGGCGTTGGCAGGAGTTTGGGCCAAGTTCCAGATCTTGTCTGTAACGCCTCGATTGGCAGGCAGTCCCCAACGTGCTTGGGAAACTTTGACCGAGCATGAGAAGTCGCTCTTGGCCCACTTGGCCGAGAAGGGAATGTGGGATGATTCCATGCAAGGGAAGACCAGAACTTGTACTGGCTACCCTGGAGGCATCAAGGCTTTGATCGACGATGCAACAAGTGGTGGCACAGAAGCCGCTCCTATTGTATTCGACGATCAGGTCATCACCACACCTTTGCTAAATGGTGAGTTGTATCCCTTGGTGAATGTCAAGCCTTTGGATCGTGGTCGACGAGTCGAAGGTGTTGCCACTGGAACTGTTACGAGCAGTTGGGGAGGTGTTGACGATACTTCGATAGCATTGTTTGACACCACTTCCTACATCTCGGCATTCGATACAACCATTTTCCGTTGGGAAGGTTCGGTTCGTATCGGTCTCGATTTCCTCAGTGACACACCGATTGACTTCGGTGCTCATATCACTGCCCAGTATGGTCAACGATTGCTGGAAGATTTGGATGACGTCATTGCCACAGGCAATGGTACTACCCAACCGGAAGGCATTGTCAACAAGACTGGCACCACTGCTGTTGCATGGGGAGGTACCACAAGCATTGGTAATTACGAGTCCTTGCGATTCGGTGTTGCCAAAGCAGAGCATTCTGCTGCTGTAAAATCCTCCGCCGTCTTTGTTGGTACTGAAACCAGCTATGCACGAGCACGAGCACTCAATGTTGGAACAACTGATGCACGTCGATTGTTTGGCATGGATTATGATTCGTATTCGATTATGGAGCGTCCTTACAAGATCAACGAAAGTATGGACAACACCGACATCTTTTACGCAATCATGGCCCGCTATCGCATGTATCGCAGAAAGGGACTAACCGTTCGTACCTCTACGGAAGGTGACACCCTTATGCGACGCAACGAGATGTTGATTGTCTGCATGGCCCGTTATGGTGGGCAGTTGGAGCGTGGTGGAGCAGCGGCTCTTACTACTTCAGCTCCCGCGTAGTTTCGTAGCCCCGGTAGAAGCAATGTAATTCTACCACTGCAAACCATACTTGGTAGGTTTGTTCTTCGCCTACCAAGTATGGATATTAAATTGAAGAACACAAACAAAAGGAGAACGAAAGAATTATGTCAACACAAGTAAAAGAAGAAATCATCATTTCCCCCTTCACAATAGAAGCCGATCATCCCCGTTCATCGGATTTGCTGTTGCAAGCTATACCTAATTGTAGACTTCGATCTGCAATCAAGGCCAGCAGAACCACAATACGCAATCCCCAAAGTCCAACTAATGAGCCTGTTATACCAAAAGATCAAGCTCGGCATTTAGGTTCATTACCTGTAATACCAGGGATGAAGTTGTCAGTTGATCCAGCAAATCTCACTTATGAGATAACGGACCCATTATGTGACAACCCGGAATTGTGTGACAGGATTGAGAGTGCCTTGAATTCAGATGATAGGCCCCTCAGTATTGACAAGATCAAGGGGGTGCCAGCACAGAAGGGAGAACTCGACGTACACAGAATGAAAACCTTGTGTCGAGAAATCGTATGGCTCCTGAAAGACAAACACGTTAAGATGTCAAAAGGACCACAACCTGATATGGATGATGTTGATGAACTGCCTGGTAAGTACCTTTTGAATCCCGGTAGTAGGGTTCCCAACAACCAGCCTGTATTCGAAGATGATATGCCTGAGTATGTTGATAACTTGAAAAAGTCAGGTGGTTAATGGCGATGTTTTCTCCGGCTGTACTAGCTGCACAAGAACGTAGGTGGCGAGATCAAGCAGCTAGTACAGCACGTTTTGAATGGTTTATTGACAAGGTAATGTCAAAAACCAGAATGACGTTGAAGAAGCGAGTAACAGTAGCAACACAGTATTTAAGAGACAAAATTGTTCAAAATATCAGTGTTCCCGTTACCAAGGAAGAACGTACTAGGTATTTTTTGGTCGAGGGGAAGGATGGAAAGAAAGTACAAAAGAAATCAACTAGGATAGTTGTAACAGAGAGATCGAAACCAGGAGAATTTCCCAGGGCTGACACAACACTATTGATGAAGACAATTTTTTCAGAAGTGAAAAGTCAAGGGACAGACATAGTAGATGGATACATTGGTACACCTTTGAAGTATGGTCTGATTTTGGAAACAAGTTTGAGATTGAAAAGATCGTTTTTGCGAAGAACCCTTAATGAAGAGATTCGTAACATCGAACGAATCATAGATGGACCTATTGAGTAAATGGTAGTAGCAACAGCAGATTTAGATACAGCAATAGTAGCAGCATGGAATGCAAGTTCCCTGGATACTATATTTGCAGCTCTTGGAGGAACAAGTCCCCTTTTATGGGATGAAGAAGCACCAGCAGGGCAAGCTTTTCCTTACTGTGTCATGGAGACAGTAGATGTTAGTAGGGAAGCCAGAATGTCGTCGTTGGTTGGTACTAGGGAAGTAAGACGTGTCAACAAAAAGTTTAGTGTGGTAGCCAAGGAAGTTTCAGGGGATAGCAGAACAGCAAAAGAGATAGCAGCTTACCTAGTAGAAGAGGTAATGAAAGTTTATGGAGGACACCCTACACAAGCCCCAACTGGTGTGGTTACACTAAGCAATGGCAATCACATTACAACTTTCTACGACACGGATATGGGAATCAGGATTGACGATGCTATTTATCAATGGGACATTAGCTATTTATTCGTAGTAGATGTACCAGTAGCAGGATAAAAGGAAAACATAGATGACAAGAACTTTATCAGGACCAAAACTCAACGTCAAGTTGTCGGGAACTTATCAAAATACCCTGACGGACTTGGCTGTTGTATCTATTACACAACCCACACTCAACTACAGCAAGACTCTTACAGGTGGAGTTAGTGTCAATCAAGCAAACCGTGTATGGGAAAGCAAAAATCGTACACTTGCAGATACCTATCAAGAGATTATTGATATTTATGACTTTACTGGTGTTGACATAGGAGCAGGAGTAGGGAAAGATGCCCTTGGCTTAGATATTATTATGGAAGAAGTAATAGCTATTGCCATTGTCAACGAGAATCTTGTTACCGATGATGGCCAGTTGGAAGTCTTCCCATCTTCTTCTAATGGATGGCAGGCTATAGGAGCTCACACTGTAGCTAATGGGGGAGCTCTGTTGGGACAAGGTTGTTTGTTTAAGTCTAATGTAGCAGAGAATGGTTTTAATGTAGAGAAAGATGAAGGAAGCAGAATTACGTTAAGGGCAAGTGGAGGAGCAGTTACCTATTCGATTTACATACTGGGACGAAGTGACGATGAGGAATCTTCTTCATCGAGTAGCTCTACTTCTTCGATGAGTACATCGTCAACAAGTGGAAGCAGTAGTTCCTCAAGTAGCAGATCCAGTATTTCCACAAGTTCTACAAGCTCTTCAAGCACCAGTGTATCTACCAGTAGCATATCTACCAGTAGCATTTCTACAAGCAGCTCTTCAACCAGCAGTGTATCTTCGAAGAGTTCTTCAAGTAGTTGTGTTTCGGTTAGTAGTTTGTCGAGTAGCAGTACAAGCAGTGTATCTTCCATGAGTCAATCTTCAGTAAGTTCCAATAGTAGTTCTTCACAAAGTGAGTCGTCGAGTAGTATTTCTGTAAGCAGTATTTCCTAACCATAGGGAGGATATAAATGTCCAGTGAAAATACATTATCAGGAAAGAATGGAAAGTTTGTTGTTGGCACTTCTCAATGTGCTAGAACAACACAGTGGGCTGTAAACCCCAAGATCACTACGGTTAGTGAATGGGGAGACAGTGATTCCGAAGGCTATACAAACCGTCTAGCTGGTCGCAAGGATGCTACCTTTACAGCGGAAGGCAAGTTCGATACAGCAGATGAGGTTTATGACCTCTTTGATATTGGGGACATTGCCATAGCTGTATTGTGGCTAGATGCTTCGGCATTGTATTGGGATTTCCCGAGGGCTTTGTGTTCTGACTTCAATCTCACAGTCAACGTTGATTCTGGTGAGGTTATAGGATGGACATCGAGTTGGGGAGCCGATGGTAAGTTCTACTTCCCAGGCCAATCTGGAGCAACCAGCAGAACATTGCCCACGTAACCAACAACAATTTACCTGACTAAAGGAGAAGAACTAATGTCAGAAGATATGGCTAGGGCGTTGAAAGCAGATCGCCCTCTTACAGTAACTTTTGGAGACAAAGAATGCACTGTTCGCCCATTGTCGATAAAGGAATTGACAGAAGCCGAGCAGCTTTGTCTTGAGCAGTACAGAGAAAAGTATCTAAAGGTCTGGAAAGAAAATTCACCCTCGAATGAGATACTGTTAGAGAAGATTGAAGCGGCAGCAAGATGGGATGTCAGTGATTTACCACCAAAGCAAGCATTTGATCCAGGTGCTATAAAAGTTACAGAGGAGCTGAAAAAGTTTGTAGCAGAAGAGTTGTCATTGGATGCTACAAAACTTATGGAAGGTCGTACCAAACAACTTGCAGCAGCCTTGTTGGATCAGGGTATACTCAAGCCTGAGACTTATAAGAGCCTGGCAGGTAGATCAATTTACCCTGTAAAGATCCCCTATGTGAGCTGGTGGGTTACGGGGTGTTTTGATGGTATGATTACAGTGGTGTGGTTGTGCTTCAAAAAGTATGGGGTCACAAAAGAACAAGTCATTGAGAAGATGGCTGAAGATCAAGCGTTGTTGATTGATGTAAGTAGAGAAGTAGAAAGAGCCAGTACGCCTGACTTGGGAAATGGATGAGGCTCGCTGTTGAAGAAGAGACCAAAGACAGTGAGCCGCGAGAATTACCTGTTGGTTTGCTTTACGGCATAGGTCCACGAGAAATACGGTTACTTTGCGACGATCCTTGGGAGGGTGGTAGAGGCAAAAGTTTAGCAGAAGTAGCGGATATGTCATTGGACCAGATCTATATGCTGTTGACCGACAAGAAAAATCTTAGAAGCATTAAAGGTAGAGTGGAAAAAAGCTCTACTATGTCTGTTGCTTCAAAAGCTGATAAGGATGGACTGATTCCGGGTAGAGCTTCTGATGGTACAGCAATCAAAGCCAGGATAACTGGTAAGTCGTTGGCTAGTAGATTGATGGAGCAAGAGAAAGCCAAGGAAGTAAAGAGTACTTGTAGGCAGAGAAAAAAGAGGCGTCGTCATGGGAATTGAACTAGGCAAAGCTTGGATACGTGTGCGGGGCGATTCTTCCGGATTGAAGAATGATCTAACCAATGCCAAGGGAGAGACGGAAAAAGCTGTTGGTCAGATGAGTGCTACAGTGGGATCCCTTGTTGCTCCCTTCCTGGCTGCTGCTGCCTCTCTCACAACATTAAGAAGGGCATTGATGGCATCGGGGCAATTCGAGCAGACTACCATAGCCTTCGACACAATGCTCGGTAGTGCAGAAGAGACGAGAAAGACGTTGGCTTCTCTAACAGAATTCGCTGCCAAGACACCTTTCGAGATGCCTGAGATATTACAAGCTGCTCGTGGATTGATTCAATTCGGGGAACGTGGTGATGACTTGATGCGTACCTTGAATATGTTGGGTAATGCAGCATCAGGTACCAGTACACCATTTGGGTTCCTGGCATTAGTGTTCAACCAAGTGCGGGGTGTTGGCAAGCTACTCACACAAGACTTCCGTCAGTTAAGTACTCGTGGTATTTTGTCGTTACAAGACATTGCAAAGTATTACAAAGTAACCACCCAAGAAGCCCAGAAGATGCTTTCTGCTGGAAAGATTTCTTTTGAGGATTTGAAGAAAATAATCGAATCATTAAGTATGGCAGGTGGTAGGTTTGCAAACTTGATGGAGAAGCAATCTAAGTCCCTGTTGGGTTTATGGAGTACATGGAAGGATGCTCTAGGCATTATGACTCGGTATTTGGGTGATACAGTTGCTCCTGCTGCCAAGCATGTTCTTACTATAATGATAAGATGGGGTGAAGTTATAAGAGCATTCATAGGGGATCATGCTGAGTTGGTCAAGAATTTGTTTATTGCCATTACTGTTGTAACTACGTTGGGTATTGCTTTCAAGGGCTTGTCTATAGCTGCTGCCATGGCTGGAACTACTATTAAGGGATTGATTGCAGCAGCTACGATAGGAACTGGAAGTTGGTTGGCTATAGTAGGTTTGGTGGCCCTTGCCGTAGCAGGTTTAAGTTGGTGGTGGGGGGAGGTGAGTAAGGGAACAAGTGATGCTAGTAAGGAATTGGATGATTATAATACAAAGATGGATGAGGCTATAGAAAGAAGAAAGAAACTGGAAGAAGAAGGCAGGAAGAAACCAGAAGTGAAGGAGCAGGAAATAGCAATAAAAACTACTTTGGATGACTACAATGCTGCTTTGGATCGTAGAAATAAAGCCACTGAAGAATCAATCAAGTTGGACCAGAAAGCAAGGTCAATGAGAGCTGGTCCTGGAGTTGCTTATGCTGAAGCTTCTCCTGTTGTTAGGGAAGAGATACAGAAAAAACGGATAGAAATGGAAAAGCTGAAAAATGAGATAGTGGGGATAGAAAAAGAACTTTCTCAAGCACAGGATAGATTTGGAAATGCTCCTGAAGTTTCTGCTGCTGGTAATGTGATTAGTAATCTGAAGTCTGATATAAATGTACGTAAGGAAAGAATAAATGTGTTGATGAAAGAATTGCCAATCACGAGCCAAGTAATAGATGCCATCAATGCTGAAGCAGTTGCTATAGAGAGACGCAACAAAGCTCGTGCAGAAGCACCAGAAAAAGAAGCAACAAAACAACAGCAGTTGATCTTGGAGTATCAAAAGAAGTATCAAAGAGAATTAGAATGGATGCGACAACGACAATGGGAGGGGAGCGATCAGTACAGAAGGTTGAACATACTCTCCCCGATATTTGGTCAAGAAGATCCGCTGGGAGGAGCACAAAAATGGATATACGAAATCACTGAGACACCAGCAAGACAATTTCAAGAGCTGGTAATGAAGATAAATGCTTGTACTAAGGCTGGATTAGGATTTGCAGATGCTGGTAGGATTATTAAGGAAGCATGGCAAAAGACACCTATGTATGAGCCTACCAAGCAACTAGATGAGCTGAAGCAGAAGTTGTGGGACATACAAAACAAAACAACAGAAGCACAGAAAGCCACAAGAGAGTTTGCAAAGAATCCATACGCTACAGAACAACAGATAGCCGAGTATGGCAGCATATCAGCACAGATTGAAAAGTTAGAGGCACTTAAAAAACAAAAACCTACATCATTGATGGAAGCAGGTAGGTTTGGATTTTCTGATTTCTTCAATCAGTTTCAGGATGCTTTGCTCAAGAAAGAAGATCCCCAGAAAAGGTTGGTGGAACAAGGAAAAGAATCTTTCAAAGTACTTTCTTCCATTGAACGAAATACCAGGATTTCTGTAGGAGCATTAAAATGATAGACAAGTCACAATGGCGATTGACCACTTCTGGGGGGGTAAAAGTAAGGCTTCTCAAACGCTCTGGGTCTGTTTCCAGAGAAGTAGCCAGTGCCATAGAGGAATACTTGTTGGCATCAGAGGATCTTGCTGACTTCATCAATGAGTTTCTTCCCAGGCCTGTAGCAGCCTTGGGAGGTATACAGTATTTGGCTAGAGTCTATTTTACAGGTATTCCCTCTTTAATTGTTGACAGCATAAATTTTGAATCATTTACGGATTCAAAACCTATAGATCCATTTTCACAGGATTCTTCTGCTCCCGATGGTACTTATGAGGAGTATGTGAAAGCAGTAGTAAATTATAAACCTGCAAACAAGACAAAGAATTCACAGGACTCAGACCCTAACGATCCTAGAACATTCCTTGAGATATCGAGTGACATTAGTGGGGAGTATGTATGTGATAACCTTACTGGTAGGTACTGGTGGTATGACTTTGATGGGGGTTATGATGCAACGAGAGATAAGTGGATAACAACAAAGCCCGCTACGGAAATAGATTCCCCAGATACAATACAAACAATAGTATCTCCGATAAAGGAATGGTCGGTAACATGGCCTCAAATACCTTACGATTTCTTTTATGATACGTTAGCACCTAAGCTGGATGCTACTATAGGGTGTATAAACAGTAAGTCAGTGGAGATTTTTCATGGTAAGAAGCTACCCAGGACACTTTTGTTGGAAGGGTATTCAACTAGGGAAGAGTTTACCTATGATGTTGAAGACGTTAGGTACCCATTACTTTCCTTGACTATGAAGTTCAAAGAGAAAGGATTTTGGTCTACTAATACTGATGGGGTTGTATTTGTTACCTGGAACCATTCCTATGTCAAGGGAAAAGGTTGGAGAGCCATATGTACGGGGGATCCAATACAGTCTGAGGTAGGAAAGCTTCTGGTGCAGGAAGTAGATTTTAATGATATTTGGAGTTAATGATGGAGCCTAGAGATTTACCAGAAAAGAAACCAGGTGATTTCTTAGAAGCTTCTCATGTTAATGTTCTATCTGAAGCTGCTAAGAGATCAGGTATAGTTTTACCTGGAGCTGGTCAAGCGGGAATGAAGATGGGGGGTTCCTATCACATTTCTAACATACCAGCGGTTCCAAATGAGACATTTCGAGTAACCCAGAGTCTTGGCAACAGCCTCTACAAAGGGCACAGGCTATGGTATTCTCAGGAAGATGAGGAGTGGAAGCCTTCACTAAACGACTGGTTAGCAGGCAATATAAATGATACCACAAACAAAGAATGGACTATTGACGCTACTGGTATTAACATATCTTTGGCAATAGGTTCCTATGTAAATGTATCCTACAACAAACAACGCAGTGCTTACGTTCCAGTTATGACCAACTTCCGGGAGTTTGTGTTGGGTAGTCTGTTGGAGAATTTGCAAGCAGGTGGATCGGCACTAGCAATTGCTCATACTGATTATGTGGAAGGATATGGGCCTGTTGCCGGTTCTTATGCTGACCAGTTTAGGGTCTATGATTACTTCCATCGAAATTCTAGGCTACATTTATCTATATACTCAGATATCTTGGCTATGTTCTACCTTCCATTCAATCGGTATGTATTGGTTAATGCAGGGAATTACTAATGACCTCTCAGCCGAATTGGTTTCTTAATCCCCCTGGAGCAGCAAACTCCGGTTATATCTTTGTTGATGCTTTCTCCAGTTATGATCCTGGTTTGGTATCTGAATCAAACACCAAAGAATGGGATCCTGATGGAAGATGGGAAGTACTAGAAGGTACTTGGGAATTGGGGGAGGCTTATCCTGGGGAAGTTGACTACCAAAAGCAGGAATATGTATGGGGAACTCAGCCACAAGCACTTGTAGGTGGTGGGGGTTTCAATCTGGGTCCACAATGGTGGTGTGTTCAGGATTATTGGTATTATGGAAAGATATACGACTGGTATGCAGTTCCTTACGATTCAAGTAAGCATATTGTATTTGGTACTTTTACTTCCGATTATATAAGGCCCCCTGATTATATTCTCTATGTAGTTATAGAGATGGATAATGAGAATTTTTATCTTCGACCAGGAGAGTTGGTTTATTATGACTATGTAATGACGGGGGAAAAGGCACAAGGAACCACGTGGGCTAATTATGGATACCGTTCTAGGGTACAATCAGTAGAAGCAAAGTATGTAACAATAGAAATGGCTTTCTTCTATGACACACCCCCTGGTATTTATGCACTACAATCAGCAAACTACAGAGCATATGGAAGTTACAATGGTAGAATAGGAGCTTTTCCAGATATTTCCAAGTACTTTTCTATGGGTGTAATTAAGAATGTACACCCAGATCACTCAATAGATATAGTACTGGATGACAACCATCAAGTGGAAAAGTACAATCCTTACTGGGAAGGTTCTGAAACCAAGTTCTATGTGGAAATTGGTTTTTTGTATTATAGAAATGTAACTACCCAACCATTTTTTGAAAGAAAATATAGTTACTTTACTGAGATTGAATATGGTGTAGATCAAAATGATGGTACTTACAAAGATGAGTTGCACATACATTGTCCCACACAATGGTATGATGATGACTATTGGCAATTCTGGCCGGAACCAGGCACAAAAGTATGGATTTCCCAGTATTATGTTCCTCTAAAGGGATGTCCATTTCGATTTTGTAGTACTACAGAAGCAGCTTTCAAAATAGAATCATTCGAGTGGCCTTATGTTTTAGCTTCTTGCCCTGGACATAACTATGAAGTGGGGGAGATTCTAAATACCTTCTTTTCTGGAACGACAGTATCTGGTATTTCTAAAGTGCTCTCTGTCAATGGTGACAGTTTGATTTTGGACCTCAGTGTTACAGATTGGTATTATGCTCCTATTTATTTATCTGTTGATGTTGGTTATGGAGGGCAGAGTTTTTCTTACTATTGGTTCAACAGACTAGAAAGAGTATCAGACTTCAACAACTGTTACTTAAACGACGAGACTAAAAACTACAAAAGATATCCATGGTGGCTGACATACGCAGTGGGGGAGTTTCGGGATCTCAATATACCCTCTTCCCGAGCAACCTCATTTACTACGGACACAGAACATCCTACCAATCTTCCCAAAATAGAAGGGGAGTATGAAGGTCAGAGGATTTTACATCCTACAAGGACTCATAAGTTTCTACGGGGAACTGGAATAATCAAACTCAGTACTCCTGTATTGGATGAGAACATACACATAGAAGTACACATACCTAGGGATAAACAACAGAATACCGTAAGGTTGTATTTTGGGTGTACAGAGAATTTTGTTACTGGATATTGTCTTGAGTATGAACCTTATCCTGCTGGGGAATCCTTGACTTTTACGGGTGTAATTACTCAGGAAGTAATTTCCTCGTCCCCTGGTTATGTGGGACTAATAGCAGGATACTACATTAGGATTGTACCATCCCCTAGAACCTATGGGGAGCATGTTGTTGATATTTCTTGGGCTGGTGGAATACGCAGGGACATTCATATGCCCAGATGGATGCCTAGTGCGTGTGGGGATCTTACTGGCACTGATTGGTTTGTATATGTTTCTCAGGGGTGGGGAGATGTGTTTCCTGGGGTAGGAACAGTTGTAACCATTACTACAAAACCTTGGGGATTGCTAAGGCTATATGGTCCAAGTGGTGTGTTTGACCAAACAGTAGTGGGAGCAGGGGAGAGTTTGAAGTTATCCCTTTGGAGGGATGGCTCAGGCAATTTGATAGCCACAGCTAGACAGAAGGTTGAATACGTATCTTCATGGCCTTCTTTGTTTACCTATGACTATGCACCAGGGTTTGCAGGTTTATCAGGTATACACAAAACTCCCGCAGCACTAGAGGTATATCTTGGTGATAGTGATTATGTACTTCCAGGAAACTATGTAGGTTTGGGGGGCAATGGAGCAAACATTGATTGGATAACAATAGAGAAGATAGAACCAAGTGAGGTCTATAAGTTATCAAGTGGTATTGGAACAATGACTATCTGGGGGGGTTCTGATATCGGGGCCATTTCCAGAACTCCTGATCCAGTATTTCTTCCTGGAACCTTACCAAACTGTCTGAAAGTAGTAATAACAGGAAATCACAATGACGGGCTAAACGTTGGGGAACCGGAAATTTACCCATGGAAGTTTTCTGATAGACTTGGTACATACTACTTACCGTTAAGAAAAAATGGAATAGGTCTGGATTTTTCTTATTTTGATATGTTGGATGTACGTGCTTCCTGTTGGATACTGGACAAAGTGGGTGGTCCTATTTGTCCTCCTATAGCAGTTGCACTTGGACGTAGTGGAACAAGTCAAGCTTATGGTGGGTTGGGGGAATACTCTTGGGGAATTACAGGACTAAAATCCACTAACGGAATACACTATCCTGTATTTGGGCCTTCCACTGACTACAATATATACACCGCTCCAGTAACAGAATGGTCTTCTAGTAGTTGGAGTTCTACTTCCATTACCACTGCTTCTAACTCTAGTGCCAGTGTATCATCCAAAAGCAGCAGTTTTTCTAGCACTTCCAGTAGTACTTCTGCTTCCAGTCATTCTAGCTCAAGTTCAAAATCTGCTTCTTCTTCGCTTTCATCAGAGTCAGAATTGTCGAGCAGTTCAAAGTCTAGTAGTTCCTCTACCAGCTCTATGTCTTCTGAATCTTCCAGTTCAACCAGTTCTTCTAGTGTACTGCTAGCAAACTTGATTGATGGCAGAAACTTTGAGGTAGTGATAACATACGAACTTGATTACTACGCCCATGTAGCCAATACTGATTGCATATTCTGTAGATTCATATGGCAAGATCAATACATAGAATACTCAGATGGCTCTACTCTATACATTCCACCTATGTGGATGTTTAGTGAAATGTCATCCTGCAATCTGGCAGCTAATCCCGATTGCTACGATCAATATCCTTACAACCAATTCTGTGTTTGCAGCGTCAACTCTCCTCCATTTGATGGCACATATAATGGCCAGACGGTGGATTTTCCTTGCGATCAACAATGTTGGCCTGGAGAAGCTGCTACTATTACGGAGACCTGGACAATAACACCAGCACATAACCATGAACCTACAATTATAGATGGGGAGTGCTTCTGTGATGATACCCCATTGGAAAGTTCTTACTCAGGATCGTTCTCCAGTATATCTGTTTCCAGTAAATCTAGTACGTCTGATATTTCTAGCCCATCAAGTAAGTCCAGTTTGTCCTCGTCGAGCCCCACTAGTGTTTCTAGTCCATCAAGTCAATCAGCTTCCAGTCCATCAAGTCAATCAGCTTCTAGTCCTTCCAGTCAAAGTGTTTCCAGTCCCAGCAGTCAATCACTTTCTAGTATCAGCAGTCCAAGTAGTCCCAGCAGTCAATCACTTTCTAGTATCAGCAGTCCTTCTAGTCCAAGTAGTCCAAGTAGTCCATCAAGTCCAAGTAGTCCATCAAGTATTTCCAGTAGTCTTAGTAGTGTCAGTTTCAGTAGTCAAAGTCTACAAAGTGAAATATCTGGATGCAATTATTGTTGGTGGTTCATGCAGTTTGAATGGATGCGAATGGATGCACAATCTGACTGTGATTTTGGTATTTGTGGATGTGATCCACCAGACTATATTGGTGAGGAAGATGAGTGGGCACAGACTCCTTGTGTTCCTTCCTAAAGCAAGAAAGGATAACTAATGTATGCAGTGTAATTGGAAACGATCGAAGTCAAGAAATGTTTCTAATGCTATTGTGTTTGAGTGTGGCGTTTGTAACTTGCGGATAGGTATATCCCCTCAATTATTAGACAAGAAGTATGGGGGGGATTTGCAGAAGTTTTTAGATTCAAAGCCTGACTGCAAAGGGGCAGAAGCAAAGGAAGAGAATAAAGAGCGGTTTGAGAAAAAACCATGTAGGGATGAAGATGGGGATGAAGGAATTACCTGGGACAAAACAAAAAGATGGCTCAGTGCTGTAAAAAAATGGACTCTAGCAGGTTTTCCTATTAGGTCATTAGAAGAGATTGAAGAGGTATACAATAACAAATGTATTGTCTGTGACCATGTAAGTAAACAAGGTTCTTGCAAAATATGTGGTTGTAAGATCTCAAAACTCAGGATAGCTCTACTCAATAAGATAAGAATGGCGACAGAGCACTGCCCAATAGAAGAATGGTAGATATATGATAATGGTGTTAATACATGAGTAAGTGTGTTTGGAAAGAACCAGAAAACAAAACAGCAGCATCTGTAATTGTTTTTGAGTGCAGTGTTTGTAATCGTAGAATAGGGTTATCTCTCGAAGAACTAAACACAGTTTTTCATGGTAATACACAGGAGTTATTTGACAGGCAGCCTGACTGCAAAGGGCCAGAAGCAAAGGAAGAGTATACAACAAAGTATGAAGATGGTTGTAATGGAAACAAAGAAAAAGGCATTACCTGGGACAAAACAAAAAGATGGCTCAAAGCAGTCAAAAAATGGACTCTAGCAGGCTTCCCTACTAGATCACTGGAAGAAATAGAAGACATATACAATAACAAATGTATAGTTTGTGATAACATACTAAAACTCACAGGATCTTGTAGGCTTTGCGGTTGTAAAATTTCAAAACTAAGGATAGCTTTACTCAATAAGATTAGAATGGGCACGGAACATTGCCCAATAGAAAAATGGTAGGATAAAACATGGGTAAATGTGTGTATCAAGGAGAAGGCACAGAAACAATTCTTTCGGAATGTTTTCTAAAACAAACATGCAATAGAGAGGAAGAAGCTGAGTGCAAAGAAAGGCTTGAAATAGGAGATGCTAAGTTTCTTCAAAATTGGAAGGATCCTCTTGTTGTCCTCGATAGAAGTAAAAATCCCACAACAGCAATCAGAAACTTACTTGCTGGGGGACCAGCCTTCCTTGTAGGGGGAGGGCCATCGACAAAAACACAGCCATTAGAATTACTAAACAACCGGGGTATTTTTTCTTTGGCAGTAAACAATTCAGCAGCCCATCCGAGATTCCGAGCATCTGCTTTTGTATGTTCAGATCCTCCCTTGAAGTTTTCTAACTCCATATGGTTTGATCCTCATGTAATGAAGTTTGTGCCCTCCCCCAAAATGTCAGGTAACAGAGAGCGGCTAAGGGAGAAACGAAATGGTATCTTCGAACGCTCAAAGAAAAAGGTAACAGATAGTCCCAATATATGGGGATTCAAGAGATTGAGCTGGTTATGGCCTGACGAAAGGTTCTTTCTACAGGATGGTGCTTGCTGGGGAAACCATGATGTAGGAGTAGTTAAAACCAAGGAATCTAAGACAGTTTGTACCTTACTTTTGGGTTTGAGATTACTATACTTTCTTGGAGCGAGAACTATATTTCTGGTGGGTGTGGACTTTCTTATGAAACCCGATGGGGTGTACTCCTTTGACCAGAACAAAAGTGTAGGAGGATGTGAGTCAAACAACCGACAATTTGAAGTAGTAAACGGTTGGCTTTGTAGAATGGAAAGTAATGGGGTATTTGGAAAGTTTGGATTGAAGATTTTCAACTGTTACGAGAATAGTGGTTTGCGTGCATTTCCATACGTGCCTTTTGATACTGCTATCGAAATAGCCACAAAGGATGTAGAGCAGAAACCTGACTTATCTGGATGGTATGAAAAAGGAAAATGTGATGCTTGTGGATCTGAGCATCTAAAATGGGGAGAAGAGGTTGAGTGTTTGGATTGTGGGGAAGTCGTAAAGATTTTCAAGATTATCGACTGATTGGTGTTTGAAGAAACACAATCACTCATATATAATAAGAGGGACAGGAGTAAGAGTTTAAGGAAATAAATCTGTTTACAAGGATGAGAAAAATGAAGAACATGCAGAAAGTTGATTACCGGCCGTTTGTTGTTAATTGGTTGTCTTGTGAGGAGAAGTTACCTACAGAAGGCAAAACTCTATTCTTTACAGATGGTAAGTATATCTGGTTGGGCAAAAGATGTGTTGATGACTTCGGTGACAGTATATGGCATCGGTGTGAGCTTGTTCCCATCTGGAGTATAAGAAATGAAGTGTGGGAATCAGAATGTAGTCTTGCTATAAAGACTCCTACACACTGGGGTGGGTTACCAACAATTCCACAGAAGAGAGAATTTTCAAAACACTCTGCCAAGGCTTTCCAAGTTGCTTTCTTTGTTTTGCTTCTCTGTGGATTCTTTATACTGGGTTTTCGCAATGTGCTGCACTTGGGAGACATTGTACCGGTAGTTTCCATTGCCATCAGTTCCTTCTTTCTTGGACATTTATCAGAACATGACAACATTTAGCAAGGGAAAGAACTGATATGCTACCAACGCACAATATACCGCCCATCGGTCCCAGGCAAGGAAAAGTGTGGGGAAAGACACAGTTAGTATTTGCCCATAATTCTACTGAGACGCATATAATAGAAGCAAAGGCTGGTTACAAGTGCAGTTGTCACAGTCACCAGTATAAATGGAATCGTTTTGTTGTCATCTCTGGGCGCCTAGCAATCCGCTTGTACCAGGATGAGAACTCAATAGACGAAACAATACTGGGGCCTTGGCAGGTTACCGATGTACCACCTGGTACCAAGCATACATTTGAAGCTATGGAGGATACAGTGGCAATTGAAGTCTATTGGGTAACACTTGATGCCCAAGACATAGATCGTCATGGTACAGTTGGAGGAAAAGTATAATGGAACTGAGAGAAGCTTTCTATAAATTCAATTCATACAGTCCTGAAATACAGGAGTCCATAAGCAGAAAGGTTGTTTCTTTCCAGGTTCCATGAACTATTTGATTGAAAGTGACTGATGTTTACTGACTATACAATTGTCTGTGGTGTTGATAAAAAACACCTAAATCAACTTCGTTGGGTCTACCCCACCTGGATCAAGAGCAAGCCATCTCTATTGAAGCAACCCATGTTGTTGTTCTACGACCAGAAACAACTAACTTATGGGGAGGTCAGTCAAGAAATCAACCACCCTGATATAACCATTGTGCCTTGGCCTCCTGGGGAGGTAGTATATGAGGGTATATCTGATGATAAATGGTATGATCCCCAGAGATACAAAATGCTGGCCGGGTTTGTTCACGTTCCTCACCAACACATAGCTACCAATTACTGGCTGAAGTTAGACACAGATACAGTTGCTACTGGTCAGGATGATTGGATTGATGAAAGTTGGTTTGAGAGTGGTCCCGCTATAGTGTCTCAGCCATGGTCATTTACAAAACCAGCTAATCAGATGTTACTGCTTGATGGCTGGTTGTGTTTACACCCTTCTTTGAAAAACCTAACACCGCTAAATTTGGTTCCAAAAGAAGGTTCTGATAGACTAGGACACAAGAGGATCATAAGTTGGTGTGGATTTTTTAAGAGGACATTTACCGAGCATTGTTCTCAGTGTGCTATGTTTTTTGGTGAACCAAAACTTCCTGTTCCCTCACAAGATGGGTATATGTGGTATATGGCACAAGTGATGGGAATGGAAGTTAAAAGAGTACAGATGAAAAGTAGGGGATGGGAGCATTGGACAACTGATTGGAATATACGTTCTGCTGTAGAAAGGGTTATGTATGGCAAGTAAGTTACTAAGGCGTTCAGGTGTAGCCGTTGGTCTTGTTCTGGACCAACTACAATGGATACCAGATTTGGTTGTACAAGTGGGTATTGGTTTTTTCCATGAGGAATGTGATGTACTTCATCAAGAATGGCCTAATACCAAATTCATCGGTTTTGAAGCTCATCCCGACATTGCTTCCAAGGTAAAGGATTACCCAGGGCAACTGATTAGCAAGGCTGTTGGTAATAGATGTGGAAGGGCTTTACTTAATTCTAAGTCGAAGCACAAGGATGGCTCCTCTTTCTACGAGTTCAAAGAAGACATAGATTCTATCAAAGAGATAGAAATAGATGTTATAACACTGGATTCGATCATCAACCATGAAGAGGTTGATAATGTGCTTCTCTGGTTGGATTGTGAAGGCTCCGAACTGAATGCTTTGTTTGGTGCTTCTTATCTGTTACAAAAGGTAAAAGCAATCAACGTCGAAATGACTGCTAATCCTCCTAGTCTTTACTGGCCTAGTACAATAGAAGTACACAACTATTTGAAGGATCTAGGATTCTTTAGGCAATGGATACATACACTTCGTGGGGGGCAATATGACGCTATCTACGTTAGAAAGGAAATCTTCAAACCAGAGTATTGTTGTTGTCCTTATACAATAGTAGAGTTCCAAAATAGAAACGGAAGGAAAGCACTTTTATGAGAAGTGAGAGAATCTTTTATCTGATGTCTGGTGCTGCTCATTTACCATATCTTATTTGCTCCTTACATACACTGAGAGATCATTATGATGGGGAGGTATTTGTGTATGCTTGGTCAGAATCCATTGACATTGTGGAGCAGATAGCCAAGGATCCCAGGTTAAAGATAGAACCCAGGTACAGAGAGCCAGCTCATAAATTGAAGAATGCCCAGTTCATGGACAAAATACAATTGGCATGGGATCAGCAAGATGCTGTACGTAGAGTACTCTACTTGGATGCTGACACAACCATACATGGGAGGCTCGATAGACTGTTCGTAGAGGCGAAGAAGGAAGGATTTGCAGCTACGCAGTTCTGTGATTGGAAAAGCAATCATGGAATTCCCTTGCGAAGGATAGTGAAGTTGAAAAACTATCGGGGAATTAACCAAGCTGCTGTGGATAGTTGTTGCAATAACCCTTGGCCTAGCGTAAACGGGGGTGTATGGGCAGCTGATACTTCCAGTGAAGTACTAACACTATGGTACAAGTGGACAAAGGTTGCTCAAAGCGAGTTCATTGCTGATGAAGTAGTACTACACACTCTGGTACCCATATTCTTTGAAGATGGAATGTCAATTGTGGGCAGTATGGGTGAATACAACACCAGTCCCAAGTTTCAATGCAAAGACTTGCCAGATGATGAAGTTGTAGTATATCATTTTCATGGGGACAGTAATGTCAGACCAGACAAGACAGAGAAAGGATTCAACCTGTGGTGGCCTCTCTACAAGCATTGTTTGGAGGCGAACATCGGCAGGATGGCTGATTGGATAGATAAGATTGATAACAAGTGGATGAAACCTTTACAAGAAAGAGACAAAGAAAATGAGAGAAATGGACTTACAGAACAGAAGCCAATACCAGTTCACCCGGAATTGGTTCCTGAACAGAAACCTTGATACATTCAGGAAGTTCATTTATCCAGAATGGCAAGGGAAGCCAATAACATACCTAGAGATAGGTGTGTTTGAAGGTATGAGCTTGACCTGGATGCTACAGCATGTTTTGACCCATGCAGAATCAAAAGCAGTGGGGATTGATCCCTGGCTTATGACTACAAAACTGGACTCTGATGTTATGACGAAAGTTATGGTCAGGGCCTACCAAAACACATTGCAGTGGCAGCAGGAAAATCGTTGCACTTTAGTACAGGGAAATAGTGCTGAAGTTTTGAGAAGGATGGTAGCAAAAGGCCATGTTGGAATCAAGTGTGACAGTGTTGATCTTTGCATGATTGATGGCAACCACAACGACTATGCTGCCTATGATGATGCGAAACAGTGTCTTGGCTTGATAAAGCCAGGGGGATGGATGTTGTTTGATGACGTTGAGAATCAAGTCAACAAAAAGGAACACGTCAAGCAGGGATTGGAAATGTTTGTAAAGGATTATGGTAGTAGGGTTGAGTTCCTTTGGAAAGATAAGTATATGGAGTGTTACAAAGTACTATGATTTGTACCAGCATGTCTCAAAATAGGATTGTATTGAATAAATATAACTTGATGCGAAAGTCGTACCTTGAAATAGTTCATGCAAATATACAAGATCCTATAAGAGGATGTGAAGTTGGTGTTTTTGATGGTGTCTTATCCAATATGCTACTTAGTAGATTCTCTAATCTACACTTGTACATGGTGGATTGCTATATGAAGGCATCATATAGGTATACACTTGAGGTTATGTCTGAGGCAATGAAAACAGCCCACTTAAATACTGCTAAGTTTGTCAATAGAGCAACTATGTTGATAGGTTATTCTCATCAGGTGGTTGGTTTGATACCTGACAGGTCTCTTGATTTTGTATACATAGATGCCAACCATATGAAAAGTCAAGTTGCACGTGATATAAAATGTTGGTATCCTAAAGTAAGAAGGGGAGGTCTTGTGAGTGGGCACGATTATGATGTTAAAAGAGGAAAGTATAAAGGTGTTGTACTAGCAGTAGATAAGTTTGCAAGGGACAATGATTATACTGTACATATCAATGATACCAATTGGTGGTTTACGAAACATTAGCAGAATACAGATACATGGGGGTACTGTAAAGTACTATGAACAGAACACAGAAAACCCATCTTGTTGTTGAGAATTTGGTTAAAAGCCTCAACAAAAAATGGATACTAGGTTGTGAGGTAGGGGTATGGAAAGGGGAGTTATCCAAACACCTGCTGGAAAAGTTTCCCCATCTATTACTGTACATGGTGGACTTTTACCAGAAGCATTCTTATGCAGATCAGGAAGAAACTTCCCAAGCATTACTAGCAGCACAAGCAAACACTTTTCTGTTTGCTGATAGAAGAGCATTGTTAGTAACTACTTCTGCTAAAGCTTCCTCCTTAATACCTGATAGGTCTCTACACTTTGTTTACATAGACGCCAACCATACCTATAACTATGTTAAACAGGATTTGGAATTGTGGTATCCTAAAATAACAAGGGGAGGCATTTTATGTGGGCACGATTATGGTGGAGTGGGAGATAAAAAGGGTTTCTTTGGTGTGAAGAAAGCTGTGGATGAATTTGTAATGGAAAACAAGTTGAAGTTAACCATACCAGGGAGTCTAGTATGGTATGTTAGGAGAACAAAAAAGTGATTGATGTTGAACTTTTTCAATTTGCAGCACCCCAATCTGCTGGGGTGGATTACTACCTGAGGGTTTTGAAGGCAGTGGGCTTAGAAGTTGGCTTGCCTTCTGAAGCCCTTGAACCTTGGAAGGAGAAGGAGAAATCTAAGGGTATCTTGAGGGTATCATTAGTAAGACATCCATTGGATTTTATGTACAAGGGATGGCAGTTGCAAAAGAAGCAACATCCCATGACTCCCAATTTCTGTGATTGTATGCTTTTATACGTTAGGGGAAATTGCTCAGTAAATGTAGCGAAGATTTACGAGTCATATGATGCCAACGTTGTGCAAAGATGGGAAGACTGCCCTTGGGCATTGATTGAGTTTTTTGATTCCCTAGGAATTCCCAGGTCATTATCAATGAAGGCAAGAAATGTGGAAAAGGAAGTCAGTGTAATTCCTCAATTACCCAAGTACCTGCTGGAGGAATTCAAACAGTTAGAACAAGAAGTTTACAATAGATACGATTATTGGTAGGAAGAACAATTATGAGAGTAGATTTCGTTACACATTGCTATGCAAAGCAGTTTCCCCACTTTGCTGCTGCCTTGTACTTACAGTTATCGACAATATGCAATCAGGTTTCAACCAAGCACCAAGCAAGTATTACTGTTTTCTATTGTGAGGAAGATAGACATACTTGCAATGTTTTGAATCTATTTAGTGATAGCAAAAGAACAAAGTCAGCTACTTTGGCTTGTGTTCCTATGAGAGTAGAGAATCTAGGAAGGAGATCAATAGGAAGAAACTTTGCAGCAGAAAATACCAGTGCTGATTATGTATGGTTTACCGATGTAGATTATTGGTTTGATGCAAATGTAGTCGATGATTTGTGTACTATGCAGTGGCCGAAAGATGCTGTAATGGTATTCCCTCAAAATATCAATATCAGCAAGACGCACGAACTTGGTGACAAATTACTAAAGTACTATGCAGGAGTTTATGAAGGTACTACTGGTTCTGTTCCTTACACACCAAATCTACAGGTGAGGGACTATTGTGATAAAACCTACTACAAAGCCATTGGTGGCGTACAAATCGTTAAAGGATCATTTGCTACAGAGAATGGTTATGTGCGTGGAGGTAAATGGCAGATACCCTCCACCAAGCCATTCGGGGACTTCAAGGATGACATAGCATACCGAAATGCTTGTCGTCTGTTAGGAAAAATAGTACCAGTTGAATTGAAAGGTGTCTACCGTATAAGACATACGGAGACAAGTTATCAGTGAGATATCTTAGTGAGTCAAAAGCATTGATTCTACATATACCCAGGACAGGGGGAACATGGGTAGAAAAAGCAATACAACTCTGTAATATAGAGTCTAGTCGATGGGTATCAAAACAACCAAACAACTTACCTAAGAAGCATTGTTTGTTGCCTCACATTGCACGCAGGCATGTTTCTGATATAGATTTTGTTGCTGCGTTTGTAAGACATCCCATTCCGTATTATGAATCTGTTTGGAAATGGATGAGTAAAACAACTCGAAGTCATATACTGCGAAAGAGATGGACTTGGCATCCTCATAAGTGTGCTATTGATGTCTTCAAAAAGAACAAGGATTTCAATGAATGGGTATATAATATGTCTGAGAAACATCCTGGATGGTATTCCAGGATGGTCAAGATGTATGTAGGACCTCAGGGAGGAGAGTTTTGTGGGTATATTGGTAGAACAGAATCCCTTGTTGATGATTTCTTGGAATTGCTTACTGGTTTGGGTTATAAACAACATATGGCAATAGAGAATGAAATAAGAGCGATGGCTGTACCCAATTCTATAGAAGCAAAGATAAACTGGTGTGGGGAGTTAAAGGGTAAAGTATTGGAACAAGAGCATCAAGTTATCGAAAGATTTTATAGAGGGGAAAATTTACATCGAAGATGCTATACACTTTGATATTGGATTGTAAAAATGGGTGAGCTAACTAGCGTAAAGTACAACAAAATTCTTCTATCTTATGCTGAGTTGCGAAAGGTATTTGGATCTCGTCTTGCTTCAATAAGAAAGAACCGGGGATGGACGCAGGAGGTACTGGCATCCAAGTTTGGCACCACCCAAGAAACCATTGCTATATGGGAAGGCAACAAGCAACTCCCCTCACGAAAGAACGTAGACAAACTCTGCAAACTCTTGCACATTGACAGGTTCTTTTTCGAACGTGTTGAATCTAATGTGCTTAAATAGATAGTATATCTCTAATATACACTATGTGATTTTCAGGGGATTTCTTAGTTTATAGGAAAATTCCTAGAAAAATTCTTGTTTATTTTGGTTATTTTTGCACCATTTCTCCCTGTTGGTATGGACAGTTATATGGTTTTGACACATAATGATAACATCATTGATGTTTGAAATCCTGAAAGGCAGCCGATTGGCAAGGAGTATTTTGCATAGCCCATTTGAGTCCGAGCGGAGTTAGGGTATGCAAAAGAAAGAACCGGAAATGACCGGGCAAGGGGAAGTTAGTAACGAACGTGAAAACTCCCATTCGCAGTCGATTGGCTCCCAGCCTAACAAAGCAGGTTTCACCAGGAACCATGAACAATGAGCCTGGTCCCCCTGAGATCAACAGTAGTTGCTAGGGTGAGTTGAAGCTGAGCAGTGGAGGGTTGGTGACACAAGAGTGTCACTTTCAAACAAAGGATAGTTGTGGTCGACTAACACGGGAATGATTCGATCATAATTGAGCACAGTGGGTAAGCAGTAGCAAGAATCGAAACAGTCGAAACAATCCCAGTCGAACGACAGAGTGGATTGTTCACTGTAACTGGCTATTACAGTGCTGATGAGACAAGCCAAGCAAACTCTTATTTTAGGAGAGAAGAACAATGTTAGATTTAGTAGTGGGACAAAAAGTCATTTATATTCCACATTATGGTGAAATGCCAAGAATAGCAACGATTACTAAGGTGTTGAAAACACGTTTCGAAATCAAGGATGAGAATGGCATAATCAAAACAAGATTTGAAGTGAATAGCTGTGGAGTGGATGGGCAAACATTTTACGCATATGGAACTAGAAAGAGCGGGATGGTTGTTGTTTACACTGAAGAGAACATGAAGAAGTTTACGGAAATGGCCCAACAGGAGATTAGCAGAGAGAAAGAAAAGAAGGAACGACAAGAGAAGGCTAGACTTGAACGAGATATCGAACAGAAGAAACAGATTGAGGAAGTAAAAGAACTGTATCTGCCTGATGACTGGAATGAAAGAATTCAAAATGAGATTCTCCCAGGGGATCAAAAGATGTATGTCATCAATATGCCAATCCATCCACGATATGTGGAAAACAAAGGATCGTGGGAAAGATTAATTGTCAGAATCAAGAAGGAAGAAAGTTGGAGTTGGCAAAAGGCGGGGATGGCATATATGACGTATACTACTTGGGCAAACGAGAAAAGTCAATCCTTCTCTTCCTGTACAGGTATCAACTATGAGACAGAGGAGGAGGCATTGTGGGACAGTATTCGTAGATGCTACTTTTCATGGTAAAAAAGGAAAGATATGAGAACAGCTATTAGCACAAGACAACCAAAAGTAGCAGTCGAGTATGACTGCTACAATACCAGAGCTACTAAGGAGTTTACAAATCCTTATGAAGCTCGTAGATTTTATGTACTTAAACTTAAACAGGGTAAGAACCCAAAAATCAAGAAGGAGAGCGATCATGCAAACGATTAGTGAGAACATTTACAGACAAATAGGCAGAGCAAACGAGGTAGCTATGTTTCAGCCACCATTGATGAGAACTGGCGGTGATGGATCAATGATGGAGACATTCACGATAAAACTTGACGGCGTGGATGTTGTTCAAGTAACCTTCAACACTGGCCAGACCTTCAAAATGGAGAGGGAAGCAATTTTCTCAACACTCCGGAGAATCGTGAAGTCAAGCAAGGAGAAATACCCAGAGGAGCCTGTTGTGTTGCAAACCTATCGTGTATGGTTTGGTGACAGTGCCGTTCTGGTAAATGCTGCTAATGAAGGTGAAGCAAAATCAAATGTCTGTAATCTAGCAGCGGTAAGAAATTACTTACAAGAAGATGGCACTTCTCTAAAAGTAGAGAAGCTATAATAAGAGAAAGGAGAACTACATGCCTTGTTACGAAGTACGAATGATAAGTGTCAAGTTCAAGATAGGAAATGCTTCCTTGCTTGAACAAGCACTCAAGTCACTGGGCTTGATGCACACAGTTTTTCCAAACCGGAAATTGATAACGACAGAAGGCATTTCCCTTGACCTGGAATCGGGCAAAGCCATTGTTTTGGATGGTTACCAAGACAGGTTAAACCAAATCAAACAAGCCTATAGCCGCGAGGCGGTCAAAGTAGCGGCCAAGAAGTTTGCCTGGGCAACAAAAACTCAGGGCAGTAACATCACAGTCAACAAAGTGAGGTGGTAAGATGAAAAGCAGACTACAATCAGATGATAGGATGAGCAATACTGGCTATCATCAGAATGGGGAACCAAACTGGTGGGCCATGGTAGAAGGGAAGGGAAGCCCCCCTCAGTGGATTGACATACCCAAAACAAGAGGGGATAAGAGATTGAATTGTGTTGTGGATTTACCCCCTGGTACCAAAGTCTATTGTGGGGCCGGTAAAGGAACACACAAAACTGTTCGGTGTCATGTTGTAACTACAGTTTTGGAGGAAGAAAACAATGCCTAAAAATTCTTTCAACATCAATATACTAGAGGATGGTATCCTTAGTATCAACACGGATGACTTCAGTCCAGAAGTACACAAGCAGGCAGATGAGTTCATCAAATACCTTGGTGAACTTATGGGGGGAGAAATGGTTGTGAAGGAAAAACACACACACTCAAAGCAACACCAACACAGCCACGATCACGGAAAAACTTTTCATACCCATTAACAGACGCTAAGCGTTAGGAGAACAAGAAATGAGACTTATGGGCACGGATGAAATCATTGAGAAGGAAATACAGGATGTTGTCGGTGTGTTTGGTTATACCAGAAAGCAGGCTATCGAGTACCTTGTTACAATTGCTGAGGTACAGGGATTCCGTATTGGTATACCCAAGTCACTGGAGAAAGAAATTCTAACCAAGCTGAAAAAGGAGAAACAAAATGGTGGATTTTAACCGACAACCAAAACCAGAGGACATAACAAAGGAAATCCTCAGTGTGTTTGAGTTGATGGAAAAAGAGATGAAGGAAAAGTTTCTACACAGTAGTAGGAGAATACAAGACAAGTCAGACAGGTTTGACGGCAAAGAGTGTGGGGATGTTGATGTAGTTGCTGCTTACATTGCTGCCTCCCTCACTTCAAAGCATGGGGAGAGTATTGATTTTGGCAGAATGATGCACAACATATTCGTTTCGTTGTACAAAGCAGGTTACATGGATGGGAAGAAAGATATGTCACCAAGAACTGTGACTGTCAACAAGCTGAAGATTTACGACAAGTGTTTGACCAAGATGTTGGAAGCTTGGAGAAAGCTCAGTTATATAATCACCAGTGACAAAGTTTGGCATAGTTTACATGAAAAGGACATCGAAGAATTCGATGTCGCCAATACCTTGAAGGATCAAGTATCAGATTCCTTTGCCAGTACTTATTTACATGGAACCAAGGCAATCAAAGAACTGGCAGATCAGCAAGTAGCCCCTCCACGAGAAGTTTTGCAAGCACTGATGCTCCCTGATTACGATCCCCGGGCAGCTAGAGTCAGAGCAGGATTTCCCGAGATATTTTACCCCTGGAAAGAAGAATAACACAAACTCAAAATAAGGAGAACAAAAGATGAATCTAATAGAAAGACTTCGACACGCTCGTCAAGCAGGTGTACCACTGGTATCAATTGGTACACCTGATGCAGCGGCTACCATACGTCGTGTGGTTAAAGAGCTCAACAACTCACCCATTCTATCATGGGATGTGCAGAGAGGAGTTCTATCAGCAAACGAATCTGGTCAAACAGCTCTTGGTCAGATAAATAGTGATGATACCAAGGGGAATCCCCTGGGATTGATTGATGAAGCAATCAAGCTACCTGAGAAGACCATGCTCTTCATAATGAATGCTCCAAAAGTTGCAGAAGCCACTGGTCTGCCTTGGATTCAGGGAGTATGGAATCTCAGGGACGAGTTCAAAGCAGACCAAAGGATGGTGATACTCCTGGGTAGGTCTTCAACAGTTCCCCCTGAGCTGGAAGGGGATGTAGTTTGTATGGAGGAGGAATTGCCAACAGTAACACAACTCACCAGCATAGTCGATTCATTGGATGATGACGCCTCCCTGGCCAGACCCAAAAGAACACCCACACCAGAAGAAGTAATCAATAAGGCAGTGGATGCCGTTTCGGGGTTGTCAGCTTTCTCAGCAGAACAAGCTGTAGCAATGGCCATCCGAGCAGATGGCATAGATCTGGACCTTCTCTGGGACATCAAGCGGACAATGATTGAGGAAACCCCTGGGTTATCTTGTTGGAGAGGGGGGGAAAGATTCTCAGATATTGGTGGACTTAAAAACGTCAAAGGGTACTGCCAGTCGATGGTCAACGGTCGCAAGAAGTATGGGGCTGTGGTATTCATTGACGAGATTGAGAAGCTATTGGCAGGGGCTACAGAGGGCACTGGGGACAGTTCCGGTGTAAGCCAGGGTTTCTTACAGGTACTCCTTACGTACATGCAAGACCACAATGTAAGTGGGATGATTTTCATCGGGCATCCAGGGGCCGGCAAATCAATGGTAGCCAAGAGCATAGGAGCCGAAGTTGGTATACCCACAATTGCCTTGGATGTCAATGCGATGAAGAGTAGTTTGGTAGGTTCAAGTGAGCAACGTATACGAGAAGCAATGAAAGTTGTTACAGCAGTAAGTAATGACAAGCCTTTATTCGTTGCCACTTGCAACAAAATTGCAAACCTTCCCCCTGAGTTACGGCGACGATTTACTGCTGGTACATTTTTCTTTGACCTCCCAGATTCCTCAGAGAGAGATGTCATTTGGACATACTACATGGAAAAGTATGAGTTGGAAGAACAGGAAGGTCCACTAGACGAAGGATGGACAGGGGCTGAAATTAAAGCCTGCTGTCAAGGAGCATGGGAACGCAACGTGTCACTCTTGGAAGCAGCCAAGTTCATTGTTCCAGTAGCCAAGGCTGATCCAGCCAGGATAAAGAAGCTACAAGATGAGGCTGTTGGTCGTTACATATCAGCCTCATCTGATGGAACATACAAAACAGTAAGCACAGAGAAGAAGAGAGTAGTTCGTACTTGATTTTAAGTTTGAGAAAATTGTTATTAGTAACCCCCCTTAATAAGGAAGAACGAAGATGAGTAAGTTGTTTGAGAAAACCGTATGTCTGTCAGTTACGTTTCATATGGCTGGAGACAGTAGAGTTGGTGATCTTACTAGCATAGAAACCGATGCTGACAGATCGCGACTGAACCTGAGCAAGAAGATTTTTCAGTCGAAGAACTACAGGAAGATGAGGCGTTTGCGATGGCTCACGAAGCTGTGGATAATGAATCGAGCAGTTCCCTCCCCTTTGCGACATGGAACATTCTTGATTCCTCAACCCCTCGTAGAGGAAGTGTTGGGAAAAATCAATGAAGCGGAGGAACAATTCAACAAGCTCGCTGATGAGTTCATTGAAGAGTACCCAGTGTTGGTCAAGGAAGCGAAAGACCTTCTCCAATCTCAGTTTCGAAAAGAGAATTACCCAAACCCAAAATCCATGCGGAGTAAGTTTTGGGTATCTCGAATGTTTGTTAAGTTCGAGAACGTCAAAGGAGTTGACCAAAACAAAGAGATACAAGATGCCATTGAGGATATCAGAGGCACTCTTCGTATGGGAATGTTAGAGCTAGTGGAGAAGCTTGGTAAGATGCTTGGTGAAGGAAAGAATGGCAGAAAGAGTGTGGTTCGAAAAGAAGCCATACAAGCCTTCAATGATTGGATGGAGTTGCTGCCCAAGCGTAATGTTTTGGATGACGAGGAGCTAAAATCCCTTGCTGAGAAGGCCAAGTCATTGATGAAAGGGAACACCCAAAGTGATCTACGGGATGTGGAGGGCATACGCAACAAGGTTCGCAAGGGTATGGGAGATATCAGTAAGCAGCTAAGAACCATGATTGAAGCTGCTCCCCGTCGTTCGTTTAGTTTTGAGGAGTAGTATTTGTCTTTTGAGGGATTGGTATGCTGATTTTACCAATCCCTCTTATACACTTTCAAACAAAAGATACCATAAGAATAATGAGTAAGAAAGGAGGTGATGAAGATGTATGATGACTTGTTTCAACCCAAGAAATTTTGTAGCATGGTTATAGCTACTATCGTGCTTCTATTGGTCATGTTGTACCTGCCCAAGTTGATTGAAGAATCCATCAGATTTTTTGGCTAATGGGCTTTTTCTTTATAGGTCAAACCATTATAATACACCCATAATTCTTTCAAGGAGGCTGGTTATGGAATCTAAGTATCTGGCCCAAGTTATTGTTTACAACGACAGAACATCCGACAAAGTCATTGTAGTTGGTACCAGAACCAACACAAAGGAAAAAGCACGGAGAGCCATTGTAGACAAAGTCTTTTCCCAGGGTTACTGGATTAGACAATTCAAAACCTTTTCCAAAGTTTAGGAGAACAAAATGGAATCTGTGGTTATTGATGCAAAGAACGAGACCTACTGTGACATAGAGAAGATGCTCTACAAGATGGCTTGGCAAACTACGAAGAAGTTTGGGGGTGATTTTGAAGAGTATCTTTCAGCAGCAAACGAAGCATTTTCTGACGCCTACCTAACTTATAGGGAGGGCATGAATACATCCTTTAGTACATGGGTGTATTGGCAAGTTCGTGGCAGACTTCAACGTTCGACATTCAAGAACAAAATGGATAAGCACACAGTCAATACTGGGGAAGACATTGACCTATCTATCTTTTCTTGTAGAGATAGTTTTGATGTATCTTCATTACTCAACGAGGTCTCCCATGATGCTCGTGTAGCCATAGAACTGATTATAGATAGCGATTTTGTGGACTTGAATCTCTCAAGCGAAATGATGTCCTGCATTCGCAGTGGCTTGTTGGTCAAACTACAAGAGATGGGTTGGTCAGTTGCCAGGGCAGTTGATACCTTTTTTGAGATAAGGGAAGCTCTATGTCAAAGCTAGAGGTAAAAAGGTTGGGAAAGTACTGGTGGGTGATTGGTCTCATGGATGGTAAAGAAGAATACGGTCCAGTTGGCCCATATAATAACAGAAAGGAAGCAGTGGAAGGTAAAAGAGGCATGATAAGTTTTGAACGTAACAAAGATAAACCAGGATACATTACTTCGGAGAGTCTAAGATATGAATAACCAAAACGAAAGAAAGTTACTCAGCAAGCTGTTGGAAGGATCAACTAGCAATGGTCTGACAAGCCAAGATTGCCATGATCTATTGAAGTTGGTAATGGATACAACAGATCCTACCAAGCCTCAATTGAATGACAGCTACAACCGTCGTTGTAGGGTGTGTAACATTAGTGTAGTGCATAAGCACAGTTCGACAGGTATATGTACTGATTGTGCTATGGCTGCCCGTGCGGATGGCACATACCCACTAATAAGTGGTAGAGAAGTGTGTGATTTGAATATATAGGAAATTGAAAATGAAAGAAATCATAGAACAATATATCGTGAAAGATAACAAGACAACTGGCACTTGTCATTTTGAATCCGATGGAAAAGACATGGGTGATAAATTCACTTTGTTTGCTAGTAGATTCAAACCGGATACTATGGTTCAAGTTACAGTAATAACTTCCGATAAAGTAGTAGCAAGACCCCATGAAGCAACTTTCATAAGAAGTAACACGTCAAAGGAGGAGACTTGGTTTTTGATTGCTATAAATCCCCTCACGTGTACTTTTGAAGAGATCGGAAAAGTTTGGAAAGACCATGAAAAGGGAGGTAATCACTGGAAGTGGGAGTTTCTTAATGGGGATGTACATTGTGAGATCTCTAGGGCACAGTGTTTATTCAGTATGGAAACTCTGGCTGCTGAACAAAATGTATTTGGTTATGCTTTTACCTATGTTTGGAATGAGTAAAATGGATCATGTATTCGAAGCACTGCGAGCCATGGCTTGGGAGAGGGCCAAGGGGGAATTGCGATCAATATCACAGATAGGACCAGCTTTTTTCTGTGAGAAAGATGGAATAGTAATGGAGAATGTTAGAAGTAAGGAATTTATGAAGTTGGTGGATGACTTTATAGAAGCAGTGGAAGATGAAGAACTTTACTCTTACAAATAGTCAACAAATTCAATACTGAGAAAAACAATGGTTAGGCGAACTCTAAAATACATTTGGTTGTTCTTGAGGTTTCTTCCCATACTAAAATGTCCTGTATGCAAGGGAAAGGGAGGATGGTTTGATTATTACCATGAGTGGGATGAGTGCACTGCCTGCACAACTGATTTTTCAAACAACCAACTTGATAGTTATCTCTGGTTAGTTGATTATTCAGATTCTCGTTTGCTGGGAAGAGTATCGCCTTGCCAATGGTTTAGAATCAAAAAGCTAGTTGAGAATTACAAAAAGGTAGCAGAAAAGTGGTAGAGAAGGAAACTAAACCTAAGGAGACTTAAAATGAAAACACAAAGAGATATTGGAACAGCTCGTGTTGTAAAGTTTTGTAACGGACTACACAAAACGCTTTCACCCATCGGTCACGAAGCGGACGATGATGGTTGGGATGGGGCACTTGTGGACATTCCAGTAAACACAATAGTCAAACTTTCCATCGAAGAAGAAGTCGAGGAAGCCGAGCCGAAACGCATACTGATCGTGCCGGAAAATGTTGTGATTATTCAGGTTGGAACTTACGCTCACATATGTCTGGTTACTGAAAAATTAGGGCTAGCAATTGGTAAGTTTGCCATGGACGGTAGCTGGGAAGTAAATGGTTTCTCTGGGACGCATCGTGGTAGAGCATTAACAGAATCATCCGCCAAGCAAGCCGCTCTCGAATGTCTTGCAAACATCAACGAGCACGGTTTCGGCTGGACTGCCGACGGGCAGGTGGACTTGTTGAAGAAGTTGACGAAGGAGGAGGTTAAAAATGGATGATAAGAAAACACTCATTATTGCTATCAATTACAAAGCAGCGAGAAAATGGGCACGCCGTGAGAAAGTGCATGATTGGGAATTTATCAGCCGACCAGAACAACTAGTTGGGCTATCCTGTAAGGATTTTCATTGGGTTGCTATGTATGGCTGGTGGGATAATCCCGCGGCCGAAGAATGGGAAAGGTGGATTGCAAATGGCTGAACAAAAAGAATGCTGCGGCAAGTGCCGATTTTGGTTAGAGAAGATTCCAAATTCAACCGATAACTGGCCTGGCACTTGCCGCAGATTTCCACCAGATATGTGGTGCAGTTCTGCGAGTGACGAATGGTGTGGTGAATATGAGCCGGTGAAGGAAAAGGAAAGCGAGGCAAGCAATGTCTAAGTGTTTGCGATGTGGTGCAGGATCAGACTGGATTGAAGGGAAGGTGCCTGCAAAACCTAGGGATGACGAGATATTTGACTTACGTAATGAAGTGGAGCGACTGCGAACGATCATTACAGAACTGAGAATTATTCTTGATAATGATTGGGATAAACACAATCCAAACAAACCAACTCCAGATTGGGAAATGATTGCTCTATCAGCAGCTGATATTAAGAGTGGAAGATATCAATTACTTGATGAGTTTATTGGTAAGTTAAAAATTGAAGACTCTGAAGTGTCGAGAAAGGAAGGATAGCAATGTCAGTAATTTCTGAGTATACGGTCCAAGAACGGGGAGACCAAAACTATTTTGTTCCTAATTCAGAATTGGATGGAAACGCCAGAGGTTGTATAGGTATACACTCAGCAAGCGATTTTCCTATTGGAACCAAGATAGTAATCACTGCCATCGAGCCGGAAATGCAAATCGTGATGCCAGAGGGAATGCGATGGATAGAAAATGAAAACTGTAATAAGATTTTGTGTACAAAAGATGGTGCAGCAATTGCTCGTGTGTGTCGTGATGGAAATCCTAATTATAGTGAACCCAGAACATTCCAGTGGAAACTTCTAGAAGAGCAAAATTCACAAGTAGAAGGACAACAGGCTATACTAGAGTTGTTTGCAGAAAAAGGTTGGTATGGTGTTCGCCATAAGTATGCGAACAAGAAAGAAAAACAACTTCCCCCCACGATACCAACAATTTACTAAACAGAAAGGGAGATCAATAATGTCAGTTTACGTCGATGAACTGCACATTGTTCTTCCTGGAACTAAGCAGAATTTCAAATACCCAGAATCCTGTCACCTCATGGCAGATTCAGAAAAAGAGTTAGAAGATTTTGCTAAGAAACTTGGTCTGAGAAAGGCTTGGAAACATGAGGACCATTATGATCTCACGCAAAACAAGAGACAGAAGGCAATCAAGCTTGGAGCTATTGAAACTACATCCAGAGAACTTGCTAAGAAAAGAAGAGTGAAAGCACTAGCAGTTAGTCAGACTGAAGGATATGTTATTGACTTTAATGCACCTGTTCTCATCAAAAGAATGGGAGAGTGAGGCTGAAAATGGGTGATATTAAATGCGTAGAAGACAACATAACCACAGTTGGTCAGTTAAGGGAATACCTTAAACAATTTCCAGATGATTTGGCGATTGGTGGCAGTGATGACCAGCAAAGACTTGATTACTGCCATTTAAGTTTTTACTTATCTGATAGGAGTAAAGATACCATAGAGGAGTTTAATCCTGATGATCCACTACTAAATGAGTGGTGGGAAGGTCCTCCTCCTATTAAAGTGTTGGTAATAGATACAGAATAACAATCTTTATAATAGCAGGATATAATAGGGTTGCCCCTATCAATGCCAGAACAAATAGATTGGAGAATAGAATCAATGTACTCTGAAGATTACCTCACTGAATTGAAGGCCGGTGGTGATTTGCTAAAACAACTAAAGGTACTTGCAGCAGAGTATACTGGTCCTTGTTCCCAAAGCATGCTCGTGATGCAGGCAAATCAAATAAAGAGACAAGCATTACTAGATGCAGTTAGCAAAATTGAGGTACTACAAACTGATTTAACAGAAGCAATAACTTGTCTTCGCTTGCTTGACCAAGCAGGGGCTATTCCCCAACTAGACTCTTTGCCTAAGAAGACAGTAACAGCCATTGGTGGAGTTACACGAATGACAAGGACATTGCTTTCTAGATACATATAATAAGAATATGAGCGATATAAAACCATTCAAGTTCCAAAAAGAATGTATTGAAGAACTAGAAAGGTTTAACGGCAGGGCTTTGTTAAGTGCAGATATGGGTCTAGGTAAGACCCTAATGTCCCTGTGGTCTCTGCAGAAGAACCTTAGCAGAGCCCTGCCAATCATTGTTGTTTGCCCCGCATCCATAAAATATCAGTGGAGAGGAGAAATATGGAGATGCCTTGAAATAAAGGCGTTCGTAGCAGAGGGCAGGAAGGCCACAAGGAAACAAACAAATCCCAAGGTTATAGTAATCAACTATGACATTCTTAAAGATTGGTTACCTTGGTTAAGATCTAAGAAACCAGGTTCTGTAATACTGGACGAGTGCCAGTTCATTTCCAATCACAATACTCTACGCACCAAAGCAGTAAAGGCTCTTTGTCTTGGTGTGAATCATATCATTGCCCTTTCTGGCACACCCATGATGAACCGTCCTATGGAATTGTTTACAGTACTCAATATCTTGAAACCTGTTACTTTTTCCAGTCGTTGGTCTTACGGAATGAAATACTGTGATGGCAAAAAGAATCGCTGGGGATGGGAATTCAAAGGAGCAACACGAGTAGAAGAGTTAAATGACTTATTGTTGAAGACCTGTATGGTACGTAGAAGAAAATCAGAAGTATTGAGTGAGTTACCCAACAAGATGAGGCAAGTGGTACCGTTCAAGTTGGATAATATATCTGAGTACCAAAATGCCGATGATGATTTTATGGGTTGGTTAGAAAAGAGAGATCCAGAAGCTGTGTATAGAGCAGAACGAGCACAAACACTTGTGAAGGTTGGGTACTTACTACGACTTGCTGCTGAGTTGAAATTGAAGTATACCATTCAATGGATAAACGACTTTCTGGAATCCACTGATAGAAAAATAGTAGTATTCACCAAGCATAGAAATATGCTAGCTGAGTTGAGAAGTGGTATTAAGTATGTGTCTGTTACAGTTGCTGGGGGTATGAATGCTATCAAGAAGAATCAGGCAGCAAAAGCTTTTCAAACAGATGAGAACATCAGAGTGTTCTTGGGAAATATAGAGGCAGCAGGAATAGGTTTGAATCTAACAGCAGCATCTGATGTTGTCTTTGCTGAAATGGCTTGGCGACCTACAGATCATACACAAGCTGAAGATCGCTGCCATAGAATAGGGCAGACAGATACAGTATGGGCACATTATTTGATTGCAGAAGATACAATAGAGGAAAAGCTCTGCAAGATCATCCAGGACAAGCAGAGTGTCATTTCTGACATACTGGATGGCAGGAAGATGGAAGGAGACCTGGATGTGTTTGATAGATTGATGAGATCAATTACGAAAGGAAAAGGATTGATAAAATGATTCCAGTAACACAGTTTCTTAGAGCAGATGGAATTAGAAGAAACTTACAGATAAAACTTTCACAGGATTATGAGAAGAAGGCAGCAAAAATAATTGAAGATGGCTGTTGCTTTGAGTGTGAAGTGTTGAATACACTTGAAGTATCTTTTTCTATATCCGATGGAGAAGGGGATATCTACATCGCAGTAGCAAGAAAACAACCAAAGGCTCTTGAAGCATTGGAAAAAATAATAGATGACTACTTTGCAGATGAGTAATTGCTATGGACATAACCGAGATTCTTGCAGAGAGTAATATAGAGTACAAAGAGGCAGGTGCCCACCATCATACCCGACCGGGATGGGTAAACATTGATTGTCCAATGTGTGGTAGGGGATCAGGTAAATTCCATTTGGGTATAAACATCTCTCATGGTTATGCCAACTGTTGGAAGTGTGGACCTATCTCTCTCTTTACTATACTAAGGGAATTGACCAGTGCTTCTTATGAAGAGATAAAGGAAGTAACAAGGGGCTATCATGGAAGAGTAGAGAAGGGCAAGAAGAAAACAGGCAAGTTAAAGATTCCTGATAACCTCACACCTTTATCAAAACAAGCTATAGAGTATCTTGTTAGTAGAAACTTCAATCCCAAAACCATAGAGAGATTGTGGCAGGTAAGATCAACAGGTTGCATAGGTCGTCTGCAATGGAGGATATGGATACCCATATACTATCAAGGACAAGTGGTAAGCTGGACAACAAGGGCTATAGGCAATGATTCTACCAGGTATGTTACAGCTAAGCCAGAAGAGGAAAGCATGTTCCACAAGCACCTGTTGTATGGTGAGGATTATGTGAGGCATTCGATTGTAGTTACTGAGGGACCCCTTGATGTATGGGCCCTCGGCCCCGGGGCTGTTTGCACGTTTGGGCTAAATTTTTCGATTGAACAGGTGGAAAAGATATCCAAATATGCAGTTCGCACTATATGCTTTGACGCCGACAATGATCCCAAAACGCAGCAGAGGGCTAGTATGTTGTCAAAACAATTGGAGCCGTTCCCTGGTGTCACAAACGTCGTTAAATTGGAGTCTGGCAAGGATCTGGCTGAGTGTGCAGGGTGGGAATTGAATGATATTCGCAGATTATATTTAATATAGAATATTTAATATGTGATATTTAATACATTAAATATTCTAAAAAATCCCTATTTGGACTACTTTTTATTTGACTATAATAAGAGGAGATTTGAAAAACAAAAGGCGTTGTGGCACTCAATGTCTTTCCAAAAACATGAAGCAAGCCAATGCTATTATCTTTTGAAATTATGATTACTTGCTGGCTGTTTTTGGAAAGCCACTTGACCCACCCCGGTGCCAAAATGGGGTGGGTTTCTTTTTCCGTATAGCATATGGGCATAAATATGATAGATGACTACAACTCTTTTACAATTGAAGGATATGGTGTATCTGCCAGGATACACAATCTATTCAAGAATGGTGTTATCAACTCAAAGGAAATGATGCTTCTCGCTCTGGTAGATTCCTATACTAGCGAGGATGAAGATGATGAGCGTGAAGAATACTTGTGTATAGATGCTTGCCTACTGGCAGATTTTCTTGGCATTTCCGAAGCCAGAACACATAAAAGCATACGTCATCTCATAAGGCTACACTTACTACAAGTGTTACAAGATGAGGATGACGATCTCTGCCTCAAGGTATTAGATCCCAAGCAGAAGGGAATTGGTTTGTGGATATCTGAGTATGCCATGAGGAGGTTTTATGATGGTGATGTAAATCTAAGGGAGGCTGCAATGCTTTCAATCATTGAAGACTTTACAATGGAGAACAGAGAATGCCCCATTTCTAACAGTGAGTTTGCTCAAAGACTGAGAGCATCCATCCCCTCAGTACAGGTTATGTTACAACACTTGCAAAAGCAGGGTCTAGTTGAGAGAATTAGATATGATGGAAAAATTCGTTATCTAAAAATTTGTTAATTTCAAGTTCTAATCAAAAGGATAAGAAAATGGCTAAAGAAAAAGAATGTGGTATTTGGATCTCACCCACTGTAAGAAAATTGATGAAAATGAAAATCATCAATTGCATGGAAGGTTTGTTGCTAGCACATATTGAGTACCTAGAAAACGGAGAAGGTTGCTTTGCTTCCAACAGTTACTACTCAGAAGAATTGGGTATTAGCACCACTTGGGTGAGTGTAACAATTGCTAAATTGAGGAAGAAAAAATTGATAGTACAGACTGGACCAAACAACAAAAAAAGGCACTTGAAAGTGTGTTTTTCTGGGGTGGAATGCTTTGAAGTACCCTTAAAGGCCCGCTTTGAAGTACCCTTAAAGGCCCGCTTTGAAGTACCCTTAAAGGCCTATAATAATAAAGAGAATGAATATAGAGAAATAAAAGATAAATTTATTGACATAAATTTATGTCCGGCTGAAAGCCAGACACTTGCTGAAGAAACTTCTGAAATACTTAATGGAGGAGATGATACAGTGAAGAAATTAAGTAAGGCCATTTCAAGTAATCAAACTGGTTTTGGTTTAGTTGATAATACCAAAAAGAAGTCATCCACCAAAAAATCAGAATTCCCATTATCTGAGTTTGATAAAGAGCAAGGAGTTGAGTTAAGAACTATTTTAGTAGAGCAAGGTTCAGATTTGGTCACTACAGGTTATAAAGCATCACCAGGAAAATGTAAGAAAGGCAGTAAAAGACCAAAAAGAAACTATTCAAAGGCAGTTACCCCAGAGACATTGGCAGAGAACTTTTACTTACTAAGAAAGGAGAGAAATGTTTCTGAGAAAGAGATAATGGAAGTAATGGAATTCCTTTCCAGAGAATCCAATGGTCAATTTACTCCCAAAGTGTATGCCGCTATGGATCTGTACAATAAGTGGGAAAGGTTTAGAGATGCTGTGAAGAGATCAGAAGATAGGGAGTTATGTGGAAGTGGAAGTTCCCCAAGAAATAATGCAGTAGGAATGCTTAAGCGGGCTGGATTTTCTAGAGAGGAGATACATGAGTATGTCTACGGGAAAAACTAAGAAGAAACTGTTAATTGGTTTGGCTGAGTGTTATGGCAAGAATTTTTCAGAAAATGCTTTGGAAATAATGCTAGATGCTCTAGATGATGTTAGTGAAGAAGAGTTTCAGATAGCAACAAAAAGAGCACAAAGAAAATCAAAGTGGATGCCAACAGTAGCACAACTCAGGCAGATAGTAAAGAGGCATAGATTCAATGTGGGAGAAAAGATAATACCTGAGATAAGAAGAAGATTGGAAAAGGTAGGGGAGTATCAGATAGGGGAACAAACATGGCAGGAAGATGTGGATAGGGTGTTGGCCGAGATGGGCTACAGTGAAGGTTATGTTGACTCTAATAGGGTGTAGTTTCAAGGATAAGATAGAGATGCTAGTAGGATATTATGAAAGTCAAGTCATACGAAGGATCGGAGACAAGGAAAATCTTGTCGGCCATGATAACAAACCCTACTGTGTGTGCAAGGGTAGCAAGTCAGTGGAAAAAAGAAGGGCTGTTCAATTCCAAGTGGGCAGATTTAGTAGGGGGTTGGTGTGTTAAACATTTCAATAAGTATGGGGAACCACCAAATGGTCAACTCAAGGTTATATTCGATAAATGGGCAGACTCAACCAAGTCAGATGAATCTACCGTTAGACTTGTCTCTAGTTTCCTGGAAGAGACCTCCAATGAGTATGACCGAGAAAAGGTTCAGGAATCAACAGAGTTTCTCCTTGACCGTGCCGGTGAGTTATTTAATAAGCAAAGAATGCAAAAGGCCATCGAGGATGCTGAGTATGAGTTAGGGCAATCCAACACTTCCAAAGCCAGAGACTTTTTAGCAAACGGAATCGAAAAAGTAGAGCTAGGAGAAGGGGCTCTCATAAAACCGGGTGAAGATTATGAGATATGGAGGGAAGCTTTTGATAAGGAAGAGACAGAACAACTTATAAGATATCCAGGGAAGGCAAATGACTTCATTGGATCTGCAATGGTTCGTGACAGTTTGGTTTCCTTTATGGGACCAGATAAAAGTGGTAAAAGTATGTTCCTTTTAGATGCAGCTTGTAGAGCTACAAGAAACAATAGAAGAGTAGCATACTTTGAAGCAGGGGATATGAGTCAAAACCAAGTCATGCTAAGGCTGGGCCAGAGGGTGTGCAGAATGCCCAAGAAAAAAGGTAGGGTAAACATCCCCACTGATTTTGAGGATGGTAAGGTATCATGGAAGAGCAAATTGTTTGAAGAGGTGGTTACACCACAGAGAGCATTCAAAGAGTTTAAGAGATTTAGCAAGAACAAGGATCTTTTCAGGCTGAGTTGTTATCCTAACAGCACAATTGATGTTACCATGATTAACAGTGCAGTATCTGGGTGGGCGAGGGAGGGCTGGGTGGCTGACGTTGTTATAGTTGATTATGCAGATATACTTGCACCCCCACCCATGGTAAGGGATCCATTGGATCAAATTGACACAACTTGGAAAATGCTTAGGAGAACTAGTCAGGAATTACATTGTTTGGTACTGACAGCTACACAAGCAAGTGCTAGTGCTTACATGGCTAAGGGGTTACTGGGAAAGAGACATTTTTCAGGTAGAAAGACAAAGTTAGCTCACGTAAATGGTATGATAGGTATAAATGTCTCCGAGTATGACAAGAAAAAAGGTATTAGTAAGCTTAACTGGATTGTGAAGCGAGATGGTTTTTACATGGAGAACCGGTACGTAACTGTAGTGGGTAGTTTGAAGATCTGTAACCCTTGCATTGTTAGTGGATAAAATTTACCAAAATTTTTGTACCCCCCTTGGTAATTTTGTTTTGGTGGTATATAATAGGTATGTGAAGAGGGCGTAATGCCCAAGTTTATTAACACTTTTTACTTTTAGGAGAACTGTGATGAAAGTTGTGCGAAAAGATCTTGTGTCGTTGTGTGTGGCCCTGGGATACAAGGCTGCTGCAAAATGGAACAAAGCCAGGATGGAGCGTAAATTGCAGGAGATCGCTGAGTTGGGAAAGGATGCAGATCTCAAGGTGGAGGAAGGAACCGAAGATGAGGAGAAGCTAAACAAGTTGTTGGAATCTCTCATCAAGGCCAAGGGGGCGGTGGACATCATTGTGGAAGATGATGATGAGGAAGAAGCTGAAGAAGAGGATAAGGCTCCTGTAAAGGAAGCTGAAGAAGAAGAAGAAGAAGAAGAGGAAGCTGAAGAAGCTGAGGATGAAGCCCCTGCAAAGGAAAAGAAGGCCAAGAAGGGGAAGAAGGCAAAGAAAGAAGCTGAGGAGGAAGCTGAGGATGAAGCTGAGGAGGAAGCTGGGGAAGAAGAGGATAAGGTTCCTGTAAAGGCCAAGAAAGAAAAGAAGGTCAAGAAGGAGAAGAAAGCAAAGAGGGAGGGGCCTTCCAACAAGGAGCAGGTGTACAAGATGTACTTAAAAATCGAGGATCGAAAAGAGCAGTCCCCCAAGAAGTTGGCCGTTGAGTTCAACAAAGTGGTAACAGGTGTGCAGTTGAATACAATTGCCATTTGGGTGTCGATGTGGAATAAGGGAAAAGGACTCCCTGCTTGTGCTAAGAACAAGGCCAAGAAGGAAGAAGACTGACAGACACGTTCATAAGTAAGAACCCAACGGAAGGAATTTAGTTATGAGAGTCACAAAACGGGTTGAGTTTGATTCTGCACACAGACTTTATGGATACTCTGGTCCTTGTGCAAGACTTCATGGGCATAGGTATGTTCTTGAAGTCACTCTAACAGGACAAGATTTGGATGACCTGGGAATGCTAGTGGATTTCAAGGAAGTATCACAGCAAGCCAATGGATGGGTGCAAGAAAAGTGGGATCACAGAACAATCCTTGCTTATAAGGATCCTCTGCGTGAAGTTGTAGAGGATTGTTACGTGATGCACCTGGGAAGAAATCCAACAGCAGAAAATATGTTGCTGGAGTTTAGTGATGCTTGGAAACCCATAAAGGGAACCAAGCTTCACAGTCTTAGGCTCTATGAAACCCCTGACTGTTGGGCAGATTTGATCCTGTGAACACACAAATACCTGAAAAAATCGACTACGATCCAGAAGGAAGTTTGGACGTAGTCGATATCTTTTATTCCATTCAAGGAGAAGGCCCCCTTGTAGGAACACCAGCAGTATTTATTAGGCTTGCTGGTTGCAATTTTTGGTGTAGATTCTGTGATACTGACTACACCACTGGTAGACATAGAATGTCTGTAGAAGATATAGTTGGGGTGGTGAAGAATTTCCCAACTTGTTCTCTAGTAGTATTAACTGGAGGGGAGCCTTTTAGGCAAAACGTAGCCCCATTGATTTCCAAGTTAGGATGTATGGTCCAAGTGGAAACCAATGGTACCCTAGATCCACAGGGAATAGATAAAGACCAGTTTTCTTGGCTAAATATAATTTGCAGTCCCAAAACAGGCAATGAATCCATTTCCGATGTCATAAGAAAAAATGCTTCTGCTATCAAGTATGTAATAGATGTGATGAGGATAGATGGGCAAGATGGATTGCCAAGGGGATTGGCAAGGTTTACGGGTATTCCTGTGTTTGTACAACCTATGGATAATGAAGACTATAATAGGAATGTACAGGCAGCAGTTGATAGCTGTTTGAAGTTTGGGTACCGTTTATCACTTCAAATGCACAAGATAGTAGGAATAAAATGAAAACAGTTGATTTAACATGGTGTGCGTTAAGATCACGTGCAGAAGCTGTAGTAAAGGACATCTTACTCCGTCCCTTCCATGACCATGATAGACTATATGCCTACCCGGTTCCTCGGGGGGGTGTTTATGCTGGTCTAATCTTGCAGGAGGTTGGAAAAGTTGTTGGGTTGGATATTGAGTTGGTAGACGATCCAGCAGTAGCTCATATTTACATAGATGATATCATTGACTCAGGCGAAACTAGAGAAAGATACCAGAAAAAATCATGCAAACGATTTTATGCTTTAATAGATAAGACAGCAGATCTTGAAAGTATTTGGTATACATTTCCTTGGGAGAGACTAAGTGGGGAGAATGGTCCACAGGAGAACGTCAGACGGTTGCTGGAGTATATAGGGGATGATCCCAATAGGGAAGGTCTGAAAGATACTCCAGATAGAGTGATAAGATCTTTTGAAGAACTTTACTCAGGGTACAAGACACAGCCAAGTAACATTTTGACTGTATTCAAAGATGGCACTTGTAATGAGATGGTTGTTCTGAAAGATATAGAGTTTTACAGTACTTGCGAGCACCACATGCTTCCATTTTTTGGTAAAGCTCACATTGCCTATATTCCCAACGGTAAGGTTGTTGGCATATCGAAGTTGGCAAGATTGTTAGAAGTATTCAGTAGGAGATTGCAAATACAAGAGAGAATCTGTCAGCAAGTAACAGCTTCTCTTGATAAGAATTTGCAACCTATGGGATCTGCTTGTATTCTACAAGCACAACATTTCTGCATGACTAGTCGGGGAGTGCAGAAGCAGAACTCTATTATGGTGACAAGTTCACTGACTGGGGCATTTCTGGAATCTGATAGGGTTAGGCAGGAATTACTTAGTTTGGTTGGAAAAGGATAGGAAGCTTGTATGGATGTAGATCTTTCCCCTTTTAGTGATATCCTGGAAGAAAAAAAGCTGTACAGTCCCGGACCAGTTCCACAAAGAATGGTCATAGATGTAAGTTATAGTCATAGAAGTATAGAGTTTAAGAATCTCTACAGGGAGATTTTGCGACTTTTACGAGAGAAGTATCAAGTACCATCAGAGTATGGTGTAGTTCTCATACAAGGTAGTGCTACCAGTGCTATTGAGTCTGTTCTGTACAGTCTTTCACATATCAAGTTTAGATTTCTCTGTACGGGGGTATTTGGGCAGAGAGCCGAGAAAATCTATACTAGGATAAGTGAGAGACAGAATACCAAGAAAGTGGGAAATGGACTCTACTATGTACAGTTTGAGACCAGTAAAAGTAAATACTCTTCTTTAGCATACAATCTGGATGATTATGATTTGGTTGTTGCCGATTGTGTTAGTGGATTTGGTTACTACCCTCTTCCTAAGGTTAATGTAGCTATCACATCTTCTGCAAAGATATTGGGTGGCTTGCCAGCCTTGGGAATAGTTATATATGATGAGAAAGCACTTAGTTACTTTAAGGGTGGTATTGACTACTTGGACATTTTGAAGTATATAGAATTGGGTGTAGATTTTCAGACCCCACATACCCCCATGCTTCCACAGATGATGAGTCTGCAGAAACAACTGGAAGATCCCATAAGCAGAAAGCAAATTGAGACAAACAGCAACAGTTTAGTATCAAGTAAGATAGTATTTTGTGGGGAAACCAAATCTCCAGTTTTAACAGTATGTAGTCCTGGATATTCCAGTGTAAAAGATACTTTTCGGGAACATAATATAGAGGTGTATCATAATTCTGCTTATATGGAAGATCAGTTTCAGGTAAGTATGTACAACTACAGGGATGAGAGATACTACTCTCTTCTTCGAATTCTCTTGGAAGGGATTATTGATGAAAATCGTCTGTCAGCTTAGTGGTGGAGCAGATAGTGCTTTGGCTCTGATAAAGACCAGAGAGAGATGGCCCGATGCTGAAGTACACACTTTATTTATAGACTACAATCAGGTTTGTAGGGAACAAGAATATAGAGCAGCTCTTTCTATCTCTAAGAAGTTGGGGATAGAGGAATTGCATTGTTTACGTCTACCCAATCTCTGGAAATCTGGGGGAATGATAGAGGGGGAGTACGCTTCAGAAGCTAATGTTTATACTCCGTTGCGGAACTTGGTGTTATTGGGGATGTCCCTTGCGTATGCTGAGAGCATTGGAGCGGATACTGTGGTTACTGGAAGCAAGGGTCACAGTAAGGTAGAGGCAGATCCACATAGTTACTACGACAGTACATTAGCATTCCATACCCTTATGGAAATGGTTTGGTTTTACACCACGGAAAAGAAAAGAAATGTGCAGATTGTGCCCATTCTATCACAAGGACATAAAAACACCTTATTGAAGGAGGAAGTGTACTCGCAGTTGATACAAAACGGCATAAAATATGAGGACACTTGGAGTTGCTTTAGAGGGGGTGAGTATGAGTGTGGGGAATGTACAAACTGTATAGTGAAAAGAAGATGCTATGAAACAAAAAACAATGCTGGATAGTGGGGCGTACTCTGTTTACAGATTGGGAATAGAAATTGATCTGGATGAGTATATAGAGTACTGTGCAACCTGTCCACAAGTATCCTATTTTGTTAATCTAGATGTGATTCCAGGGGTATATGGGAATCCAGCTAGCATAAACGGCACAGAAATAGAAAGATGTAGTCAGGCTTCTTGGAACAACTATAGGAAGATGATAAAAACACTACCTATAGAAAAAGTCATACCAGTTTTTCACCAAGGGGATGAAGTAGAATGGTTGAAAAGGTATATCAAGTTTGGAACCCCTTATATTGGTCTATCCCCAGATAAGAATCTCTCAATAGCGAAGAGAATGAAGTGGATGAGGGGTTTGCAAGGCATCATCTCAGACAATGGAAAGCCCATAGTAAAGACCCACATATTTGGAACAACATTTCCATCCTTCTTGTTTGCGTTTGAGTGTTACTCAGTAGATTCAACACTCTGGTTGAGACATGCTGCTTATGGAAAGCTTCTGGTTCCTAGATCGAAGGGAGGAAAGTATGATTACTCCTTATCCCCTTTTAGCTTGGCTGTATCAAAGCAGTCCCCTGATATAAAGAGGAAAGGGGCTAGTATAGATAATGTGAGGGGAAAAGAAAGAAAGTACTTCTTGGATTATATAGAATCGTTGGGAGTACCGCTGGGGGAGAGTGATATAGTCAAGGTGAAAAGCCTTGACTATGAGTTAAAAGACAATGAAGAGTGGCTAAATAAGAAGAAATTGCAGATTCTTCGCAAAAAGGTTTTGGGGCTAACAAACTACTACGTCAGCAGACACTTGGCAAATGTGCGTTATACCAATGCACTACAGAAAAATAGTTGGGTTCGTCGTATTTATTTTGCAGGAGCTAGTTCTACCAAAGAAGAAGTGTTAAGAGAGATAAAAAGCTACTTTTACGCTTTTTCAGAGTACAAACAAAAAGGAAATGGTAATGGAAGTAGGAAGAAAAGATCTTCTGGATAAGTTAAAGAAGTTGTCCTTGGGGTTATCACAGCGAGAAATCATTGAGCAAGCTTCATGTTTCGTTATTAAGGATGGTATGATCCATTCGTTTAATGACGAAATCTCTTGTCGGTGTCCATGCGAGTTGAAAATGGATGGGGCTTTCAATGCCAATACTCTTTTAGCAATTCTTGGAAGAATGGATGAGAAGAAGATTGATATAGAGTGCGTGGATGAGAACATTGTGATACAAGGCAAGAAAAAGAAGGTTAGGATTGTTCTTAATAAGGAAGTTTTGCTAGCCATTGACAGTGTAGAAATGCCTAAGAAGTGGAGGAAACTTCCTGAAGAGTTTGTGAAGGCAATTTCTTTGGCAAGGCAATGTGTTTCTAGGGATGAATCCCAGTTCATAGTAACCTGTGTGCATATCCATAAGGATTGGATAGAAGCATGTGATGATTTTCAAGCTATCAGGTATACCATGAGCACTGGATTTGATAGTTCCATTCTAGTTAGAGGTGATTCTATCAAGGGAATATTGGATTTGGACATTAAGGAGTTTGGGGAGACAGAACACTGGGTACACTTTAGGGATGGTTCTGGGTTCATTATGAGTTGTAAGAGATACATGGAGAAATACCCAGATACGTCAAAGATATTTGAGATTGAAGGTGTTCCTATGAAGCTTCCGGAGGGTTTAAGCGAGGCGGCCAAAAGGGCACAAGTTTTTTCTAATGATGGTTCTAATGAGAGTCTATTGACTCTATCATTGAAAGAGGGAAAACTAAAAATTACTGGAAAGGGTGTTACTGGTTGGTATGACGAAATAAAGGAAGTAGAGTATGAAGGACAGCCGATTTCTCTTTTCATATCACCTAGCATTTTGATGGATATATTCTCATATGGAAGAAAATGTGAAGTTAGTAAGGATAGGCTGAAGATAAGAAGAAAAAACTACACCTATGTTGCTGTTGCAAGCAAGGAGTAGGAGGAATGGGTTTCTTTTCATCTGAGTTGCGTGATAGTTATTCCTTGTTAAGTACTCAGTGTGGTAAATGTAAATTGGATCGTGGCTGCATCACACCCAAAATGCAACCAACAGGAGCAGGTAGGAAGGGTATTCTGATAGTTGCGGAAGCCCCTGGAGAAAAGGAGGATAGAGAAGGTATACAGTTAATAGGAAAAGCAGGGCAGTTGTTGAGAAAGTATCTTGGGGAACTCGATATTAAACTGGATAGGGATTGTTGGAAAACCAATGCAGTAAACTGTAGACCAAAGGAAAACAGAACTCCAAAACCCAAGGAAATAGAAGCTTGTCGTCCCAGTTTGATTAAACTAATCAAGGAAAAGAAACCTAAAGTTGTTATTTTGCTGGGTGGTTCTGCTGTTGAATCTTTGATAGGATCGCTGTGGAAGAAGAAAATAGATACTATTGGTAGATGGTTGGGATGGAGGATTCCTTGTAGAGAATATAATACTTGGATATGTCCAAACTGGCATCCTTCCTACCTTCTAAGACAAAATAGTCCTATTCTTAATCTATGGTTCAAAAAATACTTAGAACAGGCATTAGAGTTATCTGGTTATCCATATCCTGGGGAAATTTCAGATCTAACAAAAGATGTTACTATAATAAGGGAACATGACAAGGCTGCGAAGTACATACGGAGATTTATCAGCAAAGAAGAACCTGTAGCTTTTGATTATGAAACGAACAGGTTAAAACCCGATGATATCAACTCTGCTATTGTTAGCTGTGCCATTTCCGATGGTAAACATACAATTGCTTTTCCCTGGATGGGTGAGGCAATCGGAGCAACTAGCGAATTGCTTCAAAGCAAAGTACCTAAGATTGGAGCAAATATCAAGTTTGAGGAAAGATGGACAAAAAGAATCCTCAAGCATGGTGTAAGGAATTGGTTGTGGGATTGCATGGTAGCTTCTCACACTCTAAATAATACCCCGGGTATAACCTCAGTGAAATTCCAATCGTTTGTTAGGTTTGGGATTAGTGATTATTCAAGCGACATTAGTCCCTTCTTTGAAACCTCCAACGGTAATGCTGAGAACAAGATAAGGCAGATAGAACTCTCAAAACTGTTGTTATATAACGGTATGGATGCTCTCATGGAGTATAAGATAGCTCAAGAACAAATGAAGGAGATGAATTACTATGGGTAGCAAAAGAGAAAGACTTCCAGATACAAGAAACTCAGTAGTACATAAGTTCAACATCAATGGTCACAAAGGTTATATCATTGTTGGTTTGTATGAAGATGGTAGACCCGGGGAATTGTTTGTAGAGATAGCCAAGGAAGGGTCTACTGTTGGTGGTATGTGTGATACTATAGGCATCCTTACCAGTATGGCTTTACAACATGGGGTATCACTCGAAACCCTAGCTAGGAAATTTCGAGCAACTTCCTTTGAGCCTTGTGGGGGAACAACAAATAGTGAGATACCTATAACCAGTAGTTTGGCTGATTACATCTTTACATGGATGGGTTTGCGATTCAGTGAGTCGTTCAGGAAGGAATATGAAGAAGCAAGGAAGGTAATGGATAAATTACACCAGGAGTAGCAACTATGAATTTGTCAGTAGTATTGTCAGTGGTTCTTTTAACACAAGTGGGTAGCAGGGGTCTTTCAGACAATGCTCTTTTGCAGTCTTTGATAACAAGCAGAAACCAAGAACTGGTGGTTATGCAAAACCACTTGAAAAACCACAGTGGTAAAGCTGCTTCACTAAGAGCAAGGATAAAGAAGTTAGAAGATTGGGAGTGTGAAGAAATATGCAAGTCATTGCCATACCTTCATATATCTTCTATGAAATGGGGTGATATGGGGTTTGTGGACCCGAGAAGTGAATTTGTAGTACAAGAAGTACTGGGGAGCAATAATTATTTGGTAGTTATCCAATATCAGGGAATATGCTCACCAGCAAGAACTCCTGCAATGGCACTGGCATTGTCAAGGCTAAAGACAGATTATGGTAACCCATTTCGCATAAAGATGATGGGTGGGTATGCTGTAGGATCTAAAGTGAGTATCAGTGGATTGTACTTTGTGGATTGCAATGGTAGTACATTTTCCCTTAAAAGTATTGATCCATTGTATTTGGAATCTCTGCTAAAAAGGTATAAGAATAGCAATGAATTCAGGCAGAACCAGTATAAAATCTGGGCTGATTCCAAGGGAAGAGCTGTAGTTGCTAGGTTTCGGGGTGTTGTTGGAGATAAGGTGCAATTGGAAGATGAACAGGGAGTAGGGGTAGTTATACCGTTGAAGAGGTTAAGTAATGAAGATCAAAAAACAGCGAAGAAACTAAGTAGGGAAAAATGATAGCTAAATGTCCCCTTTGCAGAGAGTACAGCGATCATCCTGAGGAGTATATAGATAGAATTGTGACTTGTCCTCGCTGCAAGCATACTTTTTATCTAAGATCAGAGTGTAAAATAAACAACAAAGAACAAATGGTAAAGCCCCAGATCAAAGAGTATTCCCAGTTCATTCCTTTTGGTGGAATACTAATGGTTATTGGTATTTGTGTTGTGTCTATTGCTAGTTTCCTGCCAATTACCAGAGTGTTTGAGGGGGAAACTATATACAACATAGGTTTGATACACCAGCGTCAGTTTACTCTTGTAGTTGGTAGTTTAATCGTGTTAGTTGGTAGTTTGTTTCTCGGGTTTGGTCATATCTGTGATGCCATTACTAATAGGAAGTGAGAAATTTACTTTCTGACTGTATATAATAGGGATAGAAGGAAAGAGCAAGGTGTACAGAAGTTTGATATTGAAAGTTAAGCGAAACAGTATATGAAACCGAACGCCGTCGTGCTTAACTAAGATAATATGGGTGATGAAAAAAGTGAAATCGATACATAACTTGCCCATAAAAATACAAAGACGATGTACGTAATGAAACCGATAAAACCATTATCTTACTAAAACAGAAAAGGCGCTACTACCAATGAACTCGAATTGGCTTTTGCTTAATTGAAACATATGGGCGACCCTCCTTTTGAAACCGACTGTGGAAGTGCCCATAAAAATACAGGCGAAAATAAAGATGAAACCGAGGTTATTTTTGCTTTGTCTATGTAAACTGTTTTTAACAAACCCAAAAAGAAGGAGATCGTGAAGTGAATTTTCCAAAAGGATTCGAGGAAGTACAGGAACTCATTAAGGCATGTGCCGAAGATAATCTCAGTAGTTGCGAGTCAGCAGCTACACAAGCAGTGAAGAAAATCAAGAAGATGGCTGCATACAAACAGTTAATGGAACATATGTTTTATCAAGCTGTTTTGGAAATGGTGTACGATTGTAGACACCATATGAATTCTCAGTTGAAGAAGCAAAGAGGTGATTATGCAAAGGCAGAAAAAGTAAGTTCTGTTAGTTCCAAGGTAGCCAATAGGGTTGCAGAGAGAAGCATATTTACCTTCCTCATTGCTGGCAGACCAGTTGGTGAGATTCTGGGTGGGGAACTAATTGGTATTGCTGATGCCGAGGAAGCAAGGGGTAATGGCTGTCTCTTTAATGCAAGACTGTGTCGAGTATTGAAGCCTCTGGTACCCGATAACAAGAAGGTAAAAGAGGTTGTCTCAGAAAAGAAAGCAAAGGAAGTGTTCGACAAGCTCAATTCAGCAGTGTAGAGACGACCGCCCACGTGAAACCGAGACATGGTGTGTCTTACTAAAACAAAAAAGACGATCAACTGTATGAAACCGATGAAAAAGATGTTTTACTAAAACAGAAAAGACGAACAATCGTTTGAAACCGATACGTTGGATGTCTTAACAAAAGAAAGACCAAAAGTCAAGTGAAATCCAAAATTGCTTTGTCTATGCAATATAAAGCGATCAAGGTTATGAAACCGAAGTAGAAGTTGTTTAACCAAAACAAAAAGACGACCCTATGTATGAAACCGATACCCTATTTGTCTTACTAAAACAAAAAGACGAAAGATAATTTGAAACCGATTGCCTTTGTGTCTTATCAAAACATAAGACGAAGGCAGCAGTGAAACCGAAGTACCTCTTGTTTAACCAAAACCCAAACCCAAAGGAAGAACAAAAATGAAATCCAAAGAAGAACCATCACAACTCTTTTCTATAGAAGGAATTGTTAAAGAGTTGCAAAAAGCCCAAAAAATGAGAGTCTGGTATACCAAGACCAGAATCATGGTTGAGAACCGATTGATAGCTACTGTAGCTGGAAGAATAGGCTACAGCAGCCACTTGGAAGAGAAACAAAGATTAGCGTTGTTTTCAAAAGCCAAGAAGGTAATCAAATCATTGTATACTACACAAGAGGATTCCCAAGCTGTAGCAAAGGAATACAAGGACATCGTAATGATGGTCTTGAAGACCAATATGTTCATCGAAGATTTGGATAAGACAATTGAGTCTATTAAGAAGGACATAAAAGAACTTGTCATTCAGCTTCCAATAGCAAAGTGGATAGAAGATGATGACAGAAGGGGAATTGATCTCCTTACCATAGGAACCATTCTTGGGGAAGCCGGGGATTTAGCGAACTATGCAAACCCTGGAAAGCTCTGGCGTAGATTTGGTTGTGCTCCATACGAACACGATGGGAAGATGTTGATGGGAAGCACTTGGAAGAGTGGTAGAGAGGGAAAGCTGCCGGCTTCCTGTTGGGAAGAATTTGGATACTCACCCCGTCGAAGAAGTGTCATGTACATAATCGGCAAGAACATTATGATGCTCAACAAGGGCAAGTACAGGAAGCGTTATGATGATAAAAAGCAAGAGGCAATCGACAATCATTCAGATTGGACCTACTGTGAGAAGTGTAAAGGCACAGGTCTCATAAATGGGAAGAAGCATGCTTTGTGCAGGGGTACTGGTAAACTTACAAAGCGTTGTGATCTTCACGGTATGTTATTGGCATCAAAATTGTTCTTGAAGGACTTATGGATTGAGTGGAACAAAGACAGTGATGTAGTAAAGGAGTACAGGAATAAGTACCAGATGGTGTGAGCGAGGAGATACTTGAAACCGATCATCAGGGTGTTCATTATAACATAAGACGAATGGACACATGAAACCGAGTGTTAGGTTGTCCTAAAAAACGAAAGACGAGGGGTTTTTTGAAACCGAAAAGAAACACGTCTTACTAAAACAAAAACGTTATTGAAAATGAAGCCGATTGGGTTTTGTTTTATAAAAAAGACGATCATTATGGTGGAACCGACACGTGCCTTGTTTGTCTTACTAAAACAAAGACGAATTGCCAAGTGAAACCGAAAAGAGCATTGTCTCAAACAAGTAAGCGAATAAGTCAATGAAACCGAATGCTATATTGCTTACCTGAACAAAGAAAAGAATCCATGAAAGTAAAACCAACCAGGAAGGATGCCTATCAACTCCTACATGAGGGTATGATAGCACTTGCTAAAGTTGAGCATGTTGGTATGCGTATAGATACCGATTTGATGGATAGAACCATTGGAGAAACGAAGGAGAAAATACGTCAGAATGAAGATTTCCTGAAAGGGTCCACTGAATGGAACATCTGGAAAAAGTATTATGGGAAGAAAGCCAATTTAGATAGTAGACCTCAGTTGGGCAATGTGCTATTTGACCAGTTGGGATATAAAGCAACATCTGTAACCAAAACAGGTAGACCACAAGTTGATATTGATGCACTTTCCAAAATAGATAGTGAGTTCGTTAAGAGTTACCTTACCATTGCCAAGTTGAAAAAACTTCTATCAACATATCTCATAGGCATAAGACGTGAAGTTTGTGATGGGTATTTACACCCATCTTTCAATCTTCATATGGTTCGTACGTACAGGAGTTCATCCTCGAATCCTAACTTTCAGAACATACCCATTAGGGATAAGGAAGTGGGTAAACTTATTCGTTCTTGCTTCATACCCAGGAAGGACCATGTTCTTGTAGAAATTGACTATGGAGCTTTGGAGTTTCGTATCTGTGCTTGTTTCCACCAAGATAAAACAATGATTGAGTATGCTTGCAATCCAGAGCTTGATATTCATAGGGACATGGCAGCAGAATGTTACTGTCTAAACAAGAATCAAGTTACAAAGCAAACAAGGTTCCATGCAAAGAACTGCTTTGTTTTTCCCACACTGTACAATTCCTATTACGTCAATACTTCCCGGAGTCTATGGGCAGCAATTGATGAGTCAGATTTGAAGACAGTTGATGGGATGCCCTTAAAGAAGCATCTGAGAGGAAAGGGAATTACCAGGGATAACTATGAGGAGCACATAAAGGGTGTAGAAAGGAAGTTCAATAAGAGATTTACTACATGGAGTAAAAACAAAGAGATTTGGTGGAACAAGTACCAAGAGACAGGTTGGTTTGATTTGATGACCGGGTTTCGCATAGCGGGGGTATTCTCCAGAAATCAAATAGCCAATGTACCTATACAAGGTCCAGCATTTCATTGTCTACTATGGTCACTAATCCGGATGGTAAAATGGCTTTCAAAAAACAAAATGAAAAGCTGTATAATAGGGCAGATCCATGATAGCATTGTAGCAGACGTACATAAGGAGGAACTAAGTGACTATTTAGCAAAAGCAAAGTTGGTAATGACAGAGGATGTGCGAGAATACTGGCCTTGGATTGTTACCACGTTGGAAATAGAAGCAGAAACAAGTGAAACAAATTGGTATGAGAAGAAACCAATAGAAATAGGTTAGGAAGAGAATGGAACTTTACAAGAAATACCGGCCAACAAAGTTCAGTGAAGTGAGGGGTCAGAATGATGTAATACGACCTCTTATTGATTTTGGAAAGCGAAAATCAATACCCCACTTCCTACTCTTCACTGGTCCCAGTGGTTGTGGAAAGACAACCATAGCTAGAATTCTCAAAGGCAAACTAAACTGTGGAGATATGGATTTCTACGAGTTGAATGTAGCAGACTTCCGTGGTATAGATATGGTGAGGGATATACGTAACAAAATGTCCTTGGCTCCTATGTCTGGGGATGTACGTGTATGGTTGGTAGACGAAGCTGCTTCCCTGACCAAAGATGCTCAGAACGCATTCTTGAAGATGTTAGAGGATACACCTGACCATGTATACTTCTTTTTAGCTACTACCGATCCACAAAAGCTTTTGAAGACAATACGCACACGGGCTACAGAGCTAAAAGTAAAGCCTTTAAGTGCCGATGATGCAGAAGCATTGGTATTAGATGTTGCTGAGAAAGAGGGAAGGAAAGATCTACCTGAGGAGTTGGTAGAAAAGATTGTTGATCTTTCTCAAGGATCTCCTAGAAAATTGTTGGTATTGTTGGATCAGGTGATACAGGAGAAGGATGTTGATAGGGCTATGGATTCTTTGTCTGCGGGGGTTGCAGAGAAGGATGCTATAGAGTTGGCAAGAATGCTTTTAACAGGGGGTACTTGGAATCAGGTAGCAAAGTTCCTTAAAGGATTTGAAGGATTAGATGACCAAGCAGAAAGTATTAGATGGCTAATTCTTTCCTATATGAGTACTGTTGCTCTTAACAGTCCCAAACAAGCAGAGAGAGCATGTTCTATCATGGAATCCTTCCGGGATAATTGGTATGATTGCAAGAAAGCAGGTTTGATAATGGCATGTAGGGAAGTCACAGGATAGAAACATATAATAGGATGAGGTCACAAAATGAAAGTCAACTACAGTATACAAAGAACCATAAATTTGGGTAACTTTGAAAACGTAAAGATTGATATAGGAGTAGAGGCAGAGTGTGAAGATGGGGAAATGAAAAAGACCTATGAGAATGTACGTAAATTTGTAAACAAAAAAATAGAAGAGGAGATGCAAGAATGGGTACAAGAGTAGAAGAAGACGATTTCCAAATAGACAAGAACAACCTTGGCAAGGAATGGCTCAGACAGCCGTTGTTGTATCTGAAGTATGCCCAAGCTGCTGCTGATGCCAGAAGGGATGTTGATGAGTGTAAAAATGCTTTGGAAGCAACTAGAGCAGAGATTTCGTTGAAGGTGAGAAAAGATCCCGAAAAGTTTGGTATCTTGAAAGCAACTGAGGCAGGTTATACAAGTGCAATCGAGATGTCGAAAGATGTTAAGAATGCCCAAGAGGATTTTATAGTAGCTCGGCACGATTACGAAATACTATTGGCAGCAGTGGGAGCCATGGATCATAGGAAGAAGGCATTGGAAAACTTCACCAGTCTTTATTTGTCTGGGTATTTTAGTGATCCAAAAGCCAAGGAAGGGGAGAGTGAAGCAGTTTCAGATATGAGAAAACAAGAGATACGTCGTAGAGGAAAGCAACGTGATTAAGGTTGTTTGTGCTGTTTTGATTTTACTTGTAGTTGTCTATTTAATACCATTCCTAGTTATGGTGTGTTTCAAACTAGGAGCGTACGGATTTTTTACTGGTAAGTTAATGGCCATAAATGATTTCTCAAGAAAAAAGGAGAGGAAAGAACATGGCGATTCGGACAAGAGAGAAACGTGAAGAGAGACGCAAGAAGGTTTCCGCGAAGCGTAGGCTGGCAGAACATAAGGTGGGTGGTGGAAGTAACCATCTTACCATTCCCGATGGCTTTGATATTTTCAAGCCTAAAGAAGGTCACTACAGGTTGGATTTCTTTCCCTACAAGGTGAAATCCAATCCTCTTTGTGATGCTGGAGATTTTCATTTTGAACGTACCTATTGGGTCCATCGGAATGTTGGTCCCAACAATGAATGGCACTTGTGCTTAGCCAAGACATTCAAGAAGCCTTGTCCCATCTGTGAGTATCGTGCAAAAGCGATGAAAGACCCAGATGTGGATGAAGAAACCATAAAGGCACTTGCTCCTGCAGAACGACAGTTGTTTGTTGTCTGCGATCTATCCGATCCAGAGCAAAAGATGATCTGGGATATTTCTTATCACTTGTTTGGTAAGCAATTGGACAACAAATTGGAAGGATCCGATGAAGAGGATGGTTACGATACCTTTGCTGACATTGAGGAAGGCAAAACCGTTAGGGTCAGTTTCAAACAGTCTGAGCAGGGCAAGTGGATGGAGACTGTTGATATCGAGTTCAAGGACAGGAAACGACAATACAAGGAAGATGTATTGGAGGAAATTCCTTGTTTGGATGATGTTCTGAAATCCACACCTTACGAGAAGTTGAAGTCAATCTTTTTGCAGATTGACAAGAAGGATAAGGAGGAAGAGGGGGCAGATGAGGATGAGGACAACAAGAAAAAGGAAACTAAGAAATCCAGCAAGAAAAAGATAAAGACAGCTAAGGAAGCTGACATTTCTGTTGGAGATAGTGTTTCCTATACTGATGGGGATCCTGATGAGAGCTACACCGTTGTGAAGATATCTGGTGATGGTACCAGTCTCACAATAGAGGATGAAGATGGTAATACCATCAAGGCTGTTGGTGTTGATGAGGTTGAGATAATCGAAGAAAAACCCAAAACCAAAGCCACTGATAAAAAGTCATCTTCAAAGAGTAAGAAGGATGATGATGACGAAGAGGATGAAGAGGATGACGATGAAGAAGAGAAGTCTAAGTCAAAGAAGTCATCTTCAAAGAGTAAAAAGAAGGAAGATGATGATGAAGAGGAAGACGATGAAGACGATGAAGATGAACCCAAGTCTAAAAGAAAGTCCAAGAAATCAGCTTCTAAGAGTAAAAAGGAAGACGATGATGACGACGAGTATGATGATTGGGATGAGAACGACTAGTTGATAGTTTCACTGGGGGATGTGTTTGATATTTCTAAAGTCGAACTGTTTTATCAAGCTTCCCCCAGTCTTTTGTAGTACAATTGGGAAAAGACGAGAATAAAGGTGAAACCGAATCGACGCTTGTCTTGCCAAAACATAAGACGATGTACAAGTTGAAACCGAGTGCGAGAATGCCTCACTAAAACAAAGACGAATCCCATTGTGAAACCGATACAAAATTTGTCTTACTAAAGAGAAGAGAATATGGATATCAACAAGGTCAAGTCGAGCCTAAAGAAGAAAACAGCCAAGAAAGAACTCAAACTATTATCAACAGGAAGCACTTTGATAAACCTAGCATGTTCTGGCAAACCTGATGGGGGATTTCCTTGCGGGGGTTATGTTTTTCTGGTGGGGGATTCTATGTCAGGAAAGACCTGGCTTAGTCTAACTTGCCTAGCCGAAGCATCTATCAATCCGGCATTTAAGGATTACAGGTTTATCTATGACAATGTAGAGCGTGGGGCAATGATGGATTTCAAGAAGTATTTTGGGGAGGAGATGGCTAAGAGGATAGAGCCTCCTGCTGTGGATAAAGAAGGAAATCCTATGTATTCTGCTTTTGCAGAAGAGTTCTACTTCAACGTGGATGATGCCTTAGAAGATGGTCGCCCGTTTATTTATATTGAAGATTCTATGGATAGTTTGGATACCTTTGCTGACGATGACAAATTTGATGAGTGGAAAGATGCCTTCCACAAAGGTAAGGAGACAAAAGGTTCATTTGGTATGAGTAAAGCCAAGTTGAACTCTATCTCCTTGCGAAGTGTGGTTGGTAGATTGGAACGATCAAACAGTATTCTAATAGTCATTAGTCAGACACGTGATAATGTTGACCCCAGAAATCCTTTCCAGACAAAAACCAGAAGTGGGGGAAGGGCATTAAGATTCTACGCAGCCCTAGAAATATGGTCATCTGTAAAAGGATCCATAAAGAAGTTGTACAAAGGCAAGGATCGTAAAGTGGGGGCCAATATCAAGGTGAACGTGGTCAAGAGTAGATTGACAGGTAAAGAAGGGGATGTAACGGTTCCCATCTACTACAGTTTTGGTATTGATAATACAGGATCTTGTGTTGATTGGTTGATTGAGGAAGGGGTTTGGAAGAAAACAAAATCAGGTGTTATTGAAGCAACGGGAATTGGGCCAACGTTATCTTTGAAGAGGGAAAAGCTAATAAGGCATATTGAAGAGAATGATTTGTGCAGTGATCTTAATGAGCTTGTGGAGCAGGAATGGAATGAGGTAGAGAAGGCTATAGCCATAGAAAGAAAGAGTCGATATGAATGAGATTAGTATATCGAACGATTGGTTGCTTATTGACGTTAGTAACTTGGCTTATAGATCTTTGTATACTATGGGTGGTTTATCATATGATGATTTAGCCACGGGGGTTGTCTATGGTATCTTTCGAGATATTTTGTATCTGACAGATAGGTTTGGAACGAACAACATTGCTTTCTGTTTTGACTGTGGTTCATGGCGTAGGAAAAGATTGTACAGTGGTTATAAATCAGGCAGGCTTAGAAAACTGGGGGAGATGACAGATGAAGAAGCACATGCCAGAACGGATCTTCGCAGGCAACTAAACAACCTCAGAAATACCTGGCTCCCAGAGATGGGATTTCGAAATGTCTTCTTTGACGATGGGTATGAAGCAGATGACGTGATAGCTAGTATTTGTAGAAACCATGAAGAACTGGGAGGAAAGATCATTGTTAGCAGTGACCAAGATCTTTTTCAGTTACTGGATGAAAGCACCATTGTGTTTAATCCTGTTAGTAAAGTGATTACAAATAGGAAATCGTTTGAAGAGAAGTTCAAAACGAGACCTGATAGTTGGTCTATGGTTAAAGCAATTGCTGGTTGTTCCAGTGATGACATTCCAGGGGTAAAAGGAGTGGGGGAGATCACAGCCATCAAGTTTTTGAGAAATGAGCTTAAAGAGGAATCAAAAGCTTTCCAAGCCATAGTGAATGAGCATAGTAGTATCAGATTGTTTCAGAAGCTAACAGAATTGCCTTTCCCTGGATGCAAAAAGTTTGAGTTGAGGGGTGATTCTGTAACAGCAGTTAAATGGAACAAAGTAATGCGATCAATGGGAATGGAATCCCTGGTAAGAAAATAGCACAATGAAAATTTTAGCACTGGATCCCGCTACAAGTTGTGGATGGGCACATTCGGATGGATTTTCTGGTACATGGGATCTTTCTGTACGTAGAGATGAGTCTGGGGGTATGCGTTTAATAAGACTGACATCTAAGTTGGATGAGGTTGATGATACAATAGGGGTAGACCTTGTGGCATTTGAGGCTGCTCGTCATGGTGCTCCCAATATGCAAGGGGCTTTGGTTGTTCATGCAGAACTGCAAGCGACTATTAAACTGTGGTGTGAGAAGAGAGGGGTGGACTATAGGGGATACAGTCCTACGGAGATAAAGAAGTTCGCAACAGGAAAAGGTAATGCTGGTAAGGATTTGATGCTGATAGCAGCGGAGAAGAGTTGGCCTCTGAAGAATTTTGGCACCGGTGATGAAGTTGATGCCTGGTGGTTGCTACTGCTAGCCATGAAGGAGTTGAGGATTAGTATAGACAACATAAAAAATACCTTTGGAGGTAGGGATGCTGAAGAGTGTAAGGTTAAAAAACTTCCAGTGTCACAGTGACTTCAGAATTGACTTTGATGAAAAAATTACCGCAATAACTGGTCCCAGTGATGTTGGTAAGTCTTCCATAATACGATCCTTGCGATGGTTGTCCCAAAATAGGCCATTAGGATCAGGTATCATAAAGGATGGGGAAGAATGTTCCTCTGTGTTTGTTTCTGTTGATGGGGTAAATCTAAGAAGGGACAGATCAAAGAGCAGAAACTCCTATTCTGTTAAGAGGGAGGGTGAAGTCAATCGCATGGATGCAGTGGGCACTGATGTTCCAGAAGTCGTTCAGGATATACTAAATCTAGGACCAGAAAACTTCCAAGGGCAACATGATTCCCCTTTTTGGTTTTGCTTGTCCGCTGGGGATGTAGCCAAGAACCTCAACCGTATAACAAACCTAGAATTGATAGATCACTCTATTGAGTTTCTAAATAATAGAGTAAGAAAATCAAACGCTAAAGTGGAGGTTTGTAGAGATAGAGTACAAGAAGATGAGAAAGTGCTTGTAGAGTTGGACTACGTTCCAGACATGGCTGACGATTTTAATATACTGAAGTCTCTGTATGATAGGTTTGCTTTTTTGGAGGAATTGGAATCTGATGTAAGGGTATCCGTAGAACAGTACAAGGAAGTTCTTGAAACCATTGTGCTACTGAGAAAATTTATAGCAGATGATGAGGATTTTCTTAGAGTGGGAAATGATCTTATAGAGGTAGCAGAGGAAGAAAAAGCACTGTCCCAACTAACAGATGAAGTAAACAATCTGCAGAATATAATAGAGAGTGAATTTCCTGACATTGGTGACTTGCAAGACATTGTGGACAGAATGATGAAACTTGAAAGTGATGGCAAGTCATTGAAGAACGAAATTTCTACAGCCAAGTTCTACAAGCAGAAGTTAAAAGAATCGAGAGTAAATTTTGGTGATGCTGAGACAGAATTTACTGAGAAACTAGATGGTAAATGTCCTGTATGTGGAGGCAATGTAGATGTCGATAGTTGCTATTCTCTGTGCTGATATTCACTTGAGCCATACCCCTCCAGTTGCCAGGTCAGTGGAACCTGATTGGTACACTGCTCAGGAAAGAATACTGGAGCAGATTGTGATACTGGCAAGGGATAATAAAGTACCAATTTATGTTGCGGGGGACATTTTTGATAGGTGGAATCCTCCTGTTGAGTTGGTAAATTTTCTAATCGAGTTTATCAAGGAAAGTGGAGCTACTGTTTATGCAATTCCTGGACAGCATGATTTACCTTACCATGATAAGAATCAGGTATTCAAGTCAGCATATAGAACACCAATACTTGCAGAGGTTGTGAAGTCATTGACTCTGGGAGTTTTTACCGATGTGATTAGCGTTATGGGGGCTTACTATGATGAGATTCCTAAAATAGGGTTTCAAAAACTCAGTAAGAAAGGAAGAAGGGCACTAACTGTAGCCGTCTGCCACAAGTATATATGGATGAACTCAGACAACTCCTACCCCGGAGCTCCAGCAGAAGGTAGCGTAAAAACATTAGCAAAGAAGTTGAAAGGTTTTGACGTTGCTGTGTTTGGTGATAACCATATTGGATTTGATTGTAAGGTAGGAGATATTACAATCTATAACTGTGGTTGTTTAATACCCAGAAAGATGGATGAGAGAAAGTCAAAGCCATCAGTTGGTTTACTGCATGAGGATGGAACAGTTACACGCGAGTATTTAGATACAAGTAAGGACTTGTGGATAGATGTTGAAGATGCCATAAATCCTGAAGTTGTGGGAATGCGAGATTTCATTGATGGGTTGAAGAATTTGGAGAGTGATAGTTTCGACTTTCGTGAGGAGGTTGAGCGTTACATAGCAGATAACAAGGTGGAAAGAAGAGTTGCTGATTTGGTTTTGGAGTCGATGGGAAAGTAACAAGATAGACTTGTTGAAGTTGATTAGAAAGGAACTGACGGATGGACTTGCGGGAATTCGAGCAGATAAAAGCAAAGGTTGAAAAAACCAAGAAGGAACTAGCCAAGGCAGAAGGTGTGTTGTCTGAGCATATGAGAAGACTGAAGGATGAGTTTGGTTGTTCCTCTGTTGAAGAAGCTGAGAAAAAACTAGAACAACTGCAAAACAAGAAAGTTGTTTTGGAAGAGAAGTATACCAAGAGATTGAAGAAATTCAAAGCTGATTGGTCGGAGAAGTTAAGTGGATAATAGCTTCATAACAAATACTGGAGATATGGTTTCCAAGCTTCTATACAAGTACAGACAAGCAGAAGACAGCATGGTCCGATCAAAGAAAAGTCTGGATGAAGCTAAGGAAGAACAAGCAGATGCTCTGGGAGCAAGGGTTATTGTACAAGAAATATCCAAAGCAGTGCAGCAAAAAGTCCACCAGAAGATTGCTGATATAGTAGACAAGTGTTTATCTGCCGTGTTTGAAGATTCATATGAGTTCAAGATCAATTTTGAAACCAAGAGAGGGAAAACAGAAGCCAACTTGGTTTTCGTTCGAGATGGTATTGAACTTGATGATCCCTTAAACCAAGTTGGTGGGGGTGTTATTGATGTTGCTTCCTTAGCCTTACGCCTTGCTTGTATTCTTTTGGCTAAACCTAGGCGAAGAAAACTGCTGGTACTGGATGAGCCATTGAAAAATGTACGCGGAAAAGAACACAGAAGAAGGGTTAGGGATTTGCTACAATCTCTGGCAGATGAGTTAGGGGTACAAATAATACTCAATGTCGATCTTGATTCCTACCCGGAATTTTCTTTGGGGAAAATTGTGGAGATGGGTATATAATTTAATGAAAGGGATTTTGTATGTTGGTAATAAGTCGGAAAATTGGTGAATCTGTACATATAGGGGATACAATCAATGTAGTGGTCATTGATGTAGTGGGAAATAAAGTAAGATTAGGAATTGAAGCACCAAAGGAAGTCAATATACGTAGAGACGAGGTTAGGGAAAATAAGAACAGAAGCATGGAGATAAAACAATGCCCGTCTGTGAAAAAGCAAAAAAACTCAGAGAACTTGTAGATGAGCCTGTTGCAGTTCTGGAAGATTATGGACTTGATGTTAGAGTCATAAATCTTTTAGAGGACAGATTAGAAATAGTGTATATGAAAGACCTTCTCAAACGCACCAAAGTGGAATTGTTAGAAACACCAGAAATTGGAAAGATGATGGTGGAAAACATAGGTAGCTCAATTGAAAACTTCTTGTCATCTATAAAACAGGTGCAGAAATGAAAATAGCAGTAATTGGTACTGGGTATGTTGGTTTGGTAACAGGATTGTGTTTTGCAACCAAACACCAGGTTGTGTGCATTGACAAGGATCCCAACAAGATAAATATGTTGATAAATGGGAGAATACCCATATATGAGGAGGATATTTGTGAGCTTTGGGAGCAAGTCAAATCAAGAGTAGAATTCACTACAAATGCTACTGCTATCAAACAGTGTGAAGTTATTTTTATTTGTGTTGGTACCCCAGAAGGAGAAGATGGAAAACCAAATCTAAATCAGGTATATGGAGCAATCTGTGACATTGCAGTGCAATCAGAGAGTAACAAGATAATCGTTATGAAGAGTACTGTTCCAGTGGGAACTTGTGCTGATTGTAGTGAGGTAGTAAATTCTCCCCCCGATTCTGGTTTGAAAAAGTACGAAGGGGTGCACCACGTAATAGTAAGCAATCCGGAGTTTCTTAAAGAGGGTACAGCAATTTTTGATTTCTTCAATCCAGATAGGGTTGTTATTGGTTGTGATAGAAAAGTAGGGGAAATTTCTGCTTCTAAAGCAGTAGAAAATTTGTATAGATCTGTTTTGAAATACACTACGTATGTACACACTTCCACCAGGTCAGCTGAATTGATTAAGTATGCTTCCAATTGTTTTTTAGCCACTAAGGTAGCTTTCGTCAATGAGTTATCGGAGTTGTGTGAATTGTTGGGTGCCGACATTGACCAAGTAAGACAAGGTGTTGTAAGTGATAAAAGAATCGGCACTCAGTTTTTTAAGCCTGGCCCTGGGTATGGGGGATCTTGTTTTCCAAAAGATGTAAAGGGGTATATCAGTATGGGCAAGACCGTCCAAAAAGATTTGAGGATAGCTAGTGCTGTTGATGAAAGCAACAAAATAGTTAAGCGTTTTCGTTTGCTGGATAAGTTGGTGAAAGCTGTTGGTTGTGTGAAAGGAAAGAATATAGCAATACTGGGGGTGGCGTTTAAGCCAGGTACTGATGATATTAGAGAAAGTCCTGCATTGGATTTGATACAGAATATAGTATCGTTGGGAGGTCATTTATTTGTGCATGATTCCTTTGCTACAGAGAATGTAGTTAAGTGGTTGTGTGAAAATCAATTGGATAATTCTGTTGTGGTTCGTGATTGCTTAGCTTTACTAACTGATGTAAATCTTGATGCAATAGTATTGGTTACTGACCATGAAGCGTACAAAACAATAGACTGGAAAAAAGTGGTAAAGAATTGCAAAGTACTAGTTGATGGGCGAAATTTGTATTCTCCGGAGGAAATGACTAAAATAGGAATGACATACCTCAGTATAGGTAGGAAAGATGTTTTTAGAAAGGAAACTGATGTCCGTTAAAAGATATACCTGTGACTTGTGCGGGAAGCGTGTTTTGAAAGCCCAAGCAAAGATGTTAGGGGGTGATACTATTGTATGTTTGAAATGCTATGATGGCAGGAAGCCTTCCTTGATAGCAAGCAAGAACACGCCTAGAAATTCTAAGTGTCCTTGTGGATCGGGGAAAAAGTATAAGAGTTGTTGTATGAGAAGTAGAGTAGGAGGATAGGAAACAATGGCCTGGAGAACGTCAAGTACTCGTAAAAATGTTGCTGTCATTGTTCGCAGACAAGCAGTACGAAATGATTTGCTAAATGGTTTGACTAATCAAATAGCCCTTGCTGCAAGATATGGAATATCCCAGCAGTCCATTGGTAATGACATATCTGTCATACTGGGAGATATGCGGGAAGAAAACAAACAAGTGGCCAAGGCTGAACTTTTAATTGCTCTCAGTAGAATGGAGGACAACTATAAAGAAGCCTCCAAAGCTTGGAGGAAGAGCAAAAGAAACAAAGAGGAGGTTGTAACTGATAGAGTAAAGAAGGTTTGTGTGGCTTGTAGGGGAACAGGAATGAGGAATGCAGATCCAGATACAGAAGAATGGTGTCCTCTGTGTAATGGAGATGGTTTTATCATTCAGGAAAAGATAACCAGAAGAGTCACAGGTCAAGCAGGAGATCCATCATTTCTGAAAGAGCGACGTGAGTTGATAAAGTTTAGGTGTTTCTTGTTGGGAATCCCAGACAAGTCTCCTGATGAGAAACCTATAATAAATATAAATTTTGCTAACATTAGCAACGATAAGATACTAAAGGCATTGAGCGCCATAGAACAATTAAGGGAAGAAAAGATCAAGGCAGAGGCGATCAATGTCCAGTTCGAAGCAGGAGCTCCAAGCTAACGAGTTACCCCTTAGTGAAGATGAAGTAAAAGAGATTTACATAGAGAAGTCAAAGACAGATTTCCTTCTCTTTATTCAAGGGTTGAAGATACCCAGTGCTACAGGTCCTCGATTATTTGCCAAGTGTATGGTAGATTTTCAGATGGACTTTTTTGCGGCTGTGGCACCCTCTTTTCATGCTATCCGTGATGGTAGGGATCCCCCCGATAAGAGATTTTGGTTGGAAAGAACCAAAAAATCCAGTAAGGATTCCGATTTAGCTGCCGCTCTGCTTTGGTTGATGGCATTCCCGAAAAGACCCTTTAAGTGCCAGGTTGTTGCTTCCAATAGCAAACAAGCTAGGATCATTGAGGATAGAGCTGTTGAAATACTCTACTACAATCCATGGCTAAATGACTATGTTGAGATAGTAGAGTCATCAATTCGTAACAAAGCAAGACACAAAGAAGTATGGGTAAGGATTGAGGCCACTTCAAATGCTGGAAGTGCTCAAGGACAAACACCTGATCTACTTGTACTCAATGAATTGGTACACGTAGAGAAATGGTCTGTCATGCAAGCCCATATGAATAATGCTGCTGGTGTTCCAAGGGGTGTTATCATCATATCTACGAATGCGGGTATTAAGGGAACACCTGCGGATGGTTGGAGAAAGAATGCTCTGCTTGATAAAAAGAGATGGAAAACTTTTATTTGGAACAAGTTGGCACCATGGATATCACCAGAAGACGTAGCAGAAGCAAAGAAGCAGGATCCTATTGGTATGGAGTATGCTAGGCTATGGGAGGGGAAATGGATTAGTGGTGTAGGAAGTGCTTTGGATGAAGAGACAATAGAGAGACGTTTCAATCTGGCTGGTCCCCAATTACGTAGGGAAGAGGGATGGTTTTACTTTGGGGGACTTGACTTGGGTATTAGTCACGACCATGCTGGTTTGACTGTACTGGGATCAAATACTTTGGAAAACAAAGTTAGGGTTGTATTCTTTAAGGGATTCAAACCCGAATTTCCTACAGGAAATAAGCTAGAGGTTGATTTGGATAGGGTGGAAAAAGAATGCTTCAAACTATATCAAAGATATGGCATTAGTTGGTTTGGTTATGATCCTGCTGCTGGGGGATCATTTATGGCACAAAGGTTGAGGAGCAAGGGGGTGCCTATGGTTGAGTACACTTTTTCCAGCCCTTCCAATAGAACTGTTATGGCAACTACTTTCATACAAGCTATGAGAGATGGTAAATTAGATTGCTACGATGATGAAGCAGGTACCTTGCGTAGGGATTTTGGAAAGTTCAACATTGAGCACAAGCCCCCGTCTGGTTACAAGTTGAATGCTGTTAGTGATGAGTTTGGTCATGCTGACGTTGGTACTGCCCTAGTGATAGCATTGACAGAAGCAGTTTCTAGCTTAGAAATGTTTTCGGATGGAGGGGAAGAGAATTTGGTGTTTGAAGAAAGCAAATTAAGTGACAGAGAAATAAAATCGTTACCAAAAGAATTTCAAGACATCCTAAATATGTGATTTGGATCCCTATTGGGACCAGATCCTCATTTTTTTATAATGGAGTGTAAGGATGAATGATACGGATAAATTAAGTTTAGCAACGCATACTCTAAACAATGAAAAGTCTTTATTTCCTGAGTCATTCATATCGGCTGTTCGGGAGTGTTTGGATGTTGGCATAACATCAGAGCAACTTACAGCCATAGTCCTTTTGAGTGTTGGTATTTTGAAAACGGGGAAATTGGACATTCAGGATTTAATAGGTAGAACTAGAGAAGTATCCAACGTGTTGTTAGGTTTAGAGAAGCATGAAGCTGTTTGTAATAAGAAGAAACGGATTTAAGTATTTTAACCAGTGAGGTAAAGAAGATGTCTGCGAATGAAACGAAGTTGGGTGTGGCTGCTGCATTGAGAGAATTCTTGAACGGCAGTTCTAATGTTAAGTTGAGTTTGTCTGCTAGTCAGGCAAGACGATTGGGACTTACACGCTGGGATATTTTCCAAGCTGTTCGTAAGTTAAACAAGAGTGGGATGCTAGACATCAAAGCACCCACAAGCGAAATTGCTGTGGATGTCCTCAGTGTACTGGCAACTGATTCTAAGTATGCAAGTGCTTGGGAGTCAGTTGGTCCAAGTTTTGATTGGGAATCAATACTTGCTTTTATCGAAGCAATCCTTCCTTTGATTCTCAAGTTGATCGAGATTTTTTCTTTGATCTAAAACCAGATTTTTGTACAAGAAAGAGAGAGAAAAATGAAAAAGACTGTATGTGTAGCTATGGGGGCAGCTTTTGTCCTGGGGTTTGTAATCACACTCTATGCTGAGGATTGCACTACTTGTCCCAACAAAGGACAATGTTTTACTTCCAAAACAAGGGTACTGGGAAGAGGGGGAGTCTTGGACAATAGGCTTCTCGAAATGATTCCTGAAAAGAATAAAGTTGAAGTGACTGTTGAAGGTGGGGGCAAGTACATTGCTAAGAAAAGTAGCAAAGAATGGGCCCTCAGTGTACAGACATGCGAAGGAAATGATTGTCCTTTTCGTTTGGCCCCTACTGTAAAGAGACAAGAACCTCAACCCACCTTAGCAAAGAAGAAAATCCAAAAGAAGGAAGTGGTTAAGGAAGTTACCAAAGTGAAGAGGTCGCAGAAATGTGGTCGACGTGGTTTTCAAAGATTCTTCACTAGGCCGAGGGTCAGGAATGTAGGATGGCGTATACAGGCACTTCGTTCTCGTGGATGTTGTAACTAATAACAGAAGACAACTAATACAAAGGACAGAAAAATGTCACAGCATACTAATGAGACTTTGGCTTTGAAAGCATCTGCATTGGAGCAAGCCAAAGCTCATTTGAATGTGGTTTTATTGCTTACTTATGATACAGCCAAGAATGAAAATGCCAACTGGGCATTGAAGAATTTTCTTGTAGAATTTGAAAACATCATAAGGGAGTAAATATGAAAACCATCAAATTATTTGCAGCAATCTTATTGCTGTTCGTTGTGCTTGTACCAAGAACACAGGCACAGAACCCCACTCCTAATCCCGATCCCGAACCTTATGGAATAGTGGGACCGTTGATATCTCTCCCGGGAAATCTCTGTGTATTTAAGGCAGAGATTCCCGAAGGTTCAAAGGCGTCATGGGTGATAGTCCCTGCAAAAGCTATAGAGAATTCCTATGTGGATTCAAGTGGATGTGCTGTAGCCTTTGCTAGTAGAGAAGAGGGAACTTTTTACATTATCATGGCTACAACTATTGATAGTAAAGTTGTAGTATTCACCCATGAATTGGAGAACAAGAAAGCAGGACCAGATCCTGATCCTGGACCTGATCCTGAACCAGATCCTACACCTGTTCCCGGAAAAAAGTATGTACTAACAGTGTTGGAAAAAAAGGATCCCAGTCCCAGTCAAGCCAAGACTTTGACGGGACTAAAAAAATACTTAAAGGAAAGTGGACACGAATGGAATATCGAAGACAAAGATCTGAAAGACCCAGATGGAAAGCCTTCGGTTTGGTTGTCCGTTTATCTTAGTAAGATGGAAAAGGAAGGTGTGAAGGTTCCTGCTGTTATCATTGGAAGTTTTGAAAAGGATGGCGAAACAGTAAATATACTCAATGTATCCACCTTACCAGACTCATCAGAAAAAGCCATTGAATTGGTAAAGAAATACGGAGGTTAAAGATGCCTAATTTTGCAATACCGAAGTTTTTCAAACCTGGTGCTAAGGACAGATCAATTAGGTTTGGAAAGGTCAAGGGTGTTCCCCCTTACAGAGATACTAATTATGTTGTTCCTGAATCAGAATGGTTGGATCATTTGCGAGATCCCAACCGTCCTGTTGGATCAAAAAATGTATGGAGTATATTTGACCAAGATGGTGTAGGCTCCTGTGCCAGCGAGTCTGCTGATGGAGCTATGAAATTGTGTAGGGAAGGGGCAGGCCGCAAGCGAGTGGAATTCAATCCTTGGGGAACCTACGGAAGGGTAAATGGGGGGAGGGATGGGGGAAGTTCACTTGATGCTAATGTAGAGTTCAAAAAGAACTACGGAAGTTTTCCACAAGATGTATGGCCGAGATCGAATGGATGGAAAAAGCAACCTACAGATGCTGCTTATGAGGCAGCGTACAACTATAGGTTGGATGAAGCTAGGGACATTGACAATACATCGGCTACGCAGTTCTACGCGGAGTTCTTCTCCACATTTATGCTAGAGGATTCCCCTCTTGTGTATTTTGGATATCCTGGACATGCCATTGTGGCAACGGATATTGTAGAAGAAGAAAAAGCAACTGATGAAATGATACAGTGTGCCAATCTGATGGATCAGTATCTGTTGGGGTCTGGGTTGCTTACCAGTTTAGATATGGTTGGAGGTCTTGTGGATACTCTGTTTATAGAGTATCTCAATTCTTGGCATGAGTCCTGGGGTAATCATGGATTGGGTTACTTGCGGGCAAGTAGAGTGCAAAGGAGCTATGGAGCTTTTGTATTCTTGTCCACAACAAAAGAGAAAGAATAGTTACATAATCAACTCCAAACTTAATGTAGGTTTCTTTGATGAAAGAAGAGGACGTTCGTATGACGAATGCTGCTCCGCTGGGATATCTGATATCGGGAGTAACTTGTTTGTTGCTGGGGCAATCTCCAATACCAGTAGGTGAATCCATTAAGGAGTGGCTAGCTCTAGGTGGTGCAGGTATTTTGGGATTTCTCTTGTATACTGTGCTTACCAAAACATTACCCGATGTAATGAAGAGCAACAACGAATCTAATAGATTGCTGTCACTGTCAATTGAGAAGGCTGCTGATATACAGAAAGAAGCGGCTGATACACAAAAAACAACACTAGACAAAATAGGGGATAAAATGGAGGGCTTGGCTATACACTGTGCTGAGAGACATGCTGAGGATAGATTAACAGTGAAAGAGTTGTCGGATAAGAAAGACTAAGACATGCGTAAGGATTTTGACATGCTGCTGCGAAATACCTATTTCATGCCTTGGTCACGGCTTGGCCCGGCCTTCGATCAGAATGCTACTATTGCTTTCTGCAAGGAAAATAATTTTTCGCATTTCATGTTGGATGAGACGAAGTGGTGTAAGTCGGCGGGCTGGTATGAATCAGTTATGCCCGGTGGCTACAGTGAGCTAAAACAATTTGTTACCAAGCTACATGATGCGGATATTATTTTCACGTTACATGGCAGAGTCAGCGAGATTAACAGCAATGATCCGCTGTTCGTACAGCCACGATTGGATGGACTTGTAAACGCCAAGAATCGAGTATTTGTCGATGCGTTTTCTGAACTACAACAGCAAATTTCCGCGAGGTTTGTCGCCATCGCTGATTTGATTAACGCTGATGGTCTGTATCTCGACTGGAGCGGTGCGTATTCTGATTTGATCGACGATCCGATTCGCAAGCGTGAAGCAGTGGTTGCGGAGCAAAGCTCTGTTATCAACCAGCTCACGCGGCCGATGATTTTGCAAGCGTCTCAGTCTAGTCCGGAATTACATGAACATTGGTGCCTGTCTGGTCAACTCGATCACTATCCCAACGTAATTACGAGCGGAAAAATAAAATCGACCAGGGATCAGTGGAATGATACTTATTTTTTGAATGCACAACGGGCTTTGAAGCTCAGCTATCCTGCTCAAATTGGCTGGCTTGATTTTGGGCATGGCATCACTTACGAAGGAAAGCCGATAGAAGATCAAAACCCAGCGTCGTTGACAAAATTGTGCAAGTATGCAAGAGAACATAACCTGCCGATTGTGCTGGAGGCGACCCTAGAAGAAATCAACTCTCATCCGCAAAAGGATGAGTTGTTGACAATAATCAAAACAGTTTAGAGTATTGATAGATGGCGTTTCATGCCCAGATAAACTTTCGACAGACTAATACTTACGTCAGCGATGGCGAAGGTCAGACTTATTGCCTCGCCGATCAGTATCCTGTCACGCGCGGCGGATTGACGTTCGGATTAGAAGTTTATTACGGCAGCGCCAATTACGGCCGTAACCGTTCGACGGCTTACGACGTGCGGCTGGCGGGTGTTGTGCAAAAAGCGAACGACGGCAACCAGAACACTTTTCGACTCGATTTGCCCAACGCTGGTCGGTATTTGATCGGCCTGGCGATAGGCGATGCCGGCTACGCTCAAGGTTATCAATACGTGCAAGTGCGAGACAATACAACGGAACTATTTACCGTGGCAAAAGCTGGCGGAACTGCGATTGCTCATTTTTTGGACGGCGCTGCCACGGATCACACGGCCGCGAATTGGCCTGCAAATTGTGCGTTGGTTGTTGCTGATTTTGCCTCGACTATTTTGCGTGTTGCGTTCGGTTCGCCGTCCGCTCAAACAAACTCATCGACAATCGCCCATTTGTCAGTGCTTGGTGTAGCCGGACCGAAAAAATCAGCCCACTATGAGAAGTTGAGGGTTGCTACATGAGTAAAGAGCTACGGCAGTCTACGGCGGTAACAGTCAAGTACGGCCCCTTTGTGGATAACGGCGATGGCTTTACTCCGGAAACCGGTCTGACTATTCAAAAGGCCGACGTGAGGCTGTCGAAAAACGGTGGCAACATGGCGGCGGCTCATGCGGACCAAGGTGAAAGTGACGCTGGCGCACCGCACGATGAAATCGGCTATTACGATGTCAGCCTTGACACTACAGACACAGATACACTTGGGCGCCTTAAGATTATGACGAGCAAGACGGGTGCTTTATCCCATTGGGATGAATACACGGTTTTGCCTGCCAATGTTTTCGATTCGTTGATTGCCGGAAGTGCAAGCCTAAAAATTGATCTGGATACGATCAAGACGCGGGCCGTGACGTGTGGTGCTGCGGTAACAATTCACCCGGCCGTGGGCAGCGATTACAAGCTGGGCGTGGATAGTGACGGCTATATTTCTTCGGCCAGTGACGTTGACGCTCAAATGCTCGAAGAAGCCATCCGCCAAGGCTATCGCGAGGGCATTGATGTTATCGTGCCCTACGCCGCAACCCCGGCAGATCGAGGTACGGCTCTGCTTGCGGTCTACGCGACGGCCAAGGCCCGCACGCCTTACAGTGCGGCGATATCGGCGACGAATCCCGTCAATATCTATCTGCCGCCGTGGTGGTACGATGTTGGGGCGTCAAGTCTCACACTCGATACCAGCTTTGTCAACCTAATCGCCCTCTACCCAGAAATGGGCGGACATAGACAGGCTACGGATAACGACGTAAGCGATGGTTCAACTTCACTTAACGAATTCAGGCCACCGCGAACGGTTATATATTCGGCTACGGCCGATACTACTGTGGTAACTCAATCGGCACAAGTGGTCGCATGTCGCGGCTTTGCGGTTGCGCAACTCTCGGGCGATGCGACCGGGACATACCACGCATATTATGTTTCGGACGATACCAACGCCGGCAGCGTTTACGACCAGATGTATTTCTGGCACAAGGCACCATATTCCGTTTACGAAACCGCGTACCGATATCCCATCGGGTTTGCAAAACACGTTGCTGGACTGTGGACGCGGTGCATATCCAATAGCCTTGGTTGGCGAATCGGTTACGACGTTGGTAACGCAGGTATCTTTTCCGCGACTATGATCGATATTGAAACCGGATCGTATTCGATCATCGGTGATTATCCGGACAAGGATACCAAGGGCGATCATTTTGTTATCGGCTGTTATCTGTTGCGAGTGAAGGCTATCGGCTGCCTGGGTGGTGGCTCATCGGGTTATGCTTCGATCAATGGTTGCGATTATTGGTCTAACGACGTCGCCGACGATTGCTATTTTATCGAATGCGAGACTGGAGATCGCGGCTACGGAATCGGATGCGTGAACTACGGCAATTACTTCCGTTGTCGCGGCAAAGACTACTGTTTATCTTCTACCACGCGAAATGTCGGGGTTGGAGAAGACGCATTTCTTGCGAATTTTGCTGGTTATGCCGAAGATTGCACGTTTGGAAAAGGATCGGCCGGCGGGCGCAAAGCAAACATCGGCGCATATGGCAAGCTAACCGGAAAGCTGGTGAGATGCAAAATAATTGGAAGCGAGTTGCCGCATCGCATTGAAGGGGCAATCATTGAAAACAGCCTCCTCACGGTAGCGACGAACAACCAGGATTGCATTACCCTGCTCGACTCCAATAGCAAAATATCCAAGTCCACATTGCTTGTTGTGCAAGGTGGAACTGGCATTCCCATCAACGCAGCGTCGGCACTCAATGTCTGTGCGGTTGGCAATAGCTACAACAACCTTGGTGCCGCTGGACAAACTAATGGGCTGGGGGCGAACGTGACGAACGTGGGAAATGAAGCAACGACTACCACTACCGCCGACAAATCAGCTACAGCAACCGCCGCAGCAACCGCCATCCTCGCCACGCCCGCCAATAAACTGGTGACTGATGCGGCGGGAGCGGTGGACATGTCAAAAATAGGGGGAAGTACAGATTCATTAACCCGTTTCAAAGCAAGTGTTGATGCTCTGACAGTAGCAAATGTTGTGGATGTTCTTGCTAATGATGAAATTACATTCTATACCAATCTGCCAGCAGAGAGTGATAATTACTATGGTAATAGTAATGCAGGAATGGTGTTGGCTTTTATTTCTGGAACAACAAATGCTTTTCAAGCAAGAAGAGTTATAGCCAGTACCACTGAAACTGCACTTACAATAATAACTTTAGAAGAAGCTTTAGATGCTACACCTGCAAGTGGCGATACATTTATACTTTTAGGTCGTATTACGGAGCTGAGCTAGTATGGTTGGATTTTGGCAGTATTATTTTCAAGCTATAAGCATTACGCAATCATCCAGCTCTGGTAGTTCTCCTTCTTCTGTTTCTAGTCTGAGTAGTTCAAGTACTTCCAGTCAATCAAGTCTTTCCAGTTTATCCTCAAGTTCTACTTCCTCCCTATCATCTATTAGCAGCCTATCAAGTAGTTCCACCAGTAGTCCTAGCAGTTTAAGTAGCTTGAGTAGTTCAAGTACATCAAGTCTTTCTAGTGCATCATCGAGTTCTACTTCATCTGTTAGTAGTGTTAGTAGTCTTTCCAGTAGCTCAACATCAAGTCTAAGTAGTCTTTCTTCATCAAGCACATCTTCTCCTTCTAGTGTTTCTTCAGTTTCCTCCCTAAGTAGTAGCTCAACTTCAAGTGTAAGTAGTCCTAGTAGTCAATCAAGTGCATCCAGCTCAAGTACTTCTAGTGTTAGCAGCAAAAGTTCAGTTAGTAGCAGTTCTACTTCCAGTGGTAGTAGTCAATCAAGTCAGTCTTCATCAAGCACTTCCAGTATAAGCAGTGTATCTAGTCTTTCCAGCCAATCATCCTCTAGTACCTCCAGTGTTTCAAGTACTTCTTCTGTATCGTCCGTTTCTTCTAGTTCTACTTCCTCTCCTTCAAGTATATCATCCTTATCAAGTTCATCTACTTCTTCCCCTTCGTCTATTAGTAGTCTTTCTAGTAGCTCTACCAGTAGTGTTTCATCGGCTTCTAGTGTTTCATCTTCATCCACTAGCAGTCCCAGTAGTGTCAGCAGTTTAAGCAGTATCTCCAGCAGCTCAACGTCGAGTATTTCCAGCATTTCTTCTCTAAGTAGCCAATCTTCGTCGAGTACATCAAGTCTTTCCAGTCTATCAAGTAGTTCCACTTCTTCTATATCATCAGTAAGCAGTTTATCAAGCAGTTCAACTAGCAGTATCAGTAGTTTTTCGTCATTAAGCAGCAGTTCCACAAGTAGCCCAAGTAGTCTGTCGTCATCAAGTACAAGTAGTCCTTCTAGTAAATCCTCGGTTTCTTCTAGTTCCACCAGCAGTGTATCAAGTTTATCAAGTGTATCAAGTTCATCTTCATCAAGTACTTCCTCAATCAGCAGCCCAAGCAGTCAGTCCTCTTCAAGTACAAGTAGTATCAGTAGTCCCAGCAGTATTTCCAGTGTTTCCAGTTCAAGTACATCTTCTGTTAGCAGTGTCAGCAGTCCCAGTAGTTTATCCAGCAGTTCTACTTCTTCTATATCATCAGTAAGCAGTCTATCTAGTTCTAGCACATCCTCTGTTAGCAGTTTAAGTAGCCAATCTTCTTCAAGTACTTCCAGTGTTTCATCTCTTTCATCTTTGAGTAGCAGCTCTACAAGTAGCCAATCATCAGTATCCTCAAGTTCTACTTCCTCCCCATCATCTGTTAGCAGTCTTTCAAGTTCAAGTACATCTTCTGCTTCTAGTCCATCTTCTATAAGTTCTATTAGTAGTAGTTCTAAAAGCAGTGTTAGTAGTCTTTCAAGTTCAAGTACATCCTCTGCTTCTAGTCCGAGTAGCGTATCTGGATCAAGTCAAAGCAGTATTTCTAGTTCCAGTAAGAGCAGTGTATCTAGCCTTTCAAGTAGTTCTACCAGCAGTATCAGTAGCGCTTCATCATTAAGTAGCAGCTCTACTTCCAGCCTAAGTAGCCAATCATCACTGTCAAGTTTGAGTTCCTCTAGTACATCTTCAGTTTCCTCTAGCTCTACTTCCAGTCCAAGCAGCCAGTCAAGTGTTTCAAGTTCCAGTACATCCAGCATTTCTTCTCTAAGTAGCCAATCTTCTTCTAGCACAAGCAGTGTTAGTAGTATTAGCAGTGTCAGCAGTATATCCAGTTCAAGTACTTCCTCTGTTTCCAGTCTAAGTAGTGTATCCAGTGGTTCTAGCTCAAGCACTTCATCAGTAAGTAGCCCATCAAGCATATCCAGTCTGTCTAGTTCAAGCACTTCCTCGGCAAGTAGTATAAGTAGTACATCGAGCATCTCTAGTTCTAGCACTTCTTCGGTTTCTAGCATTAGCAGCATCTCTTCAATTTCTTCTTCAAGTGTTTCTTTGCCTTCTGATGTTTCTTCTAGTAGTATATCATCTCTAAGTTCTCTCAGTAGTCTTTCAAGCAGTTCTGTTAGTAGTGTAAGCTCTTCACAGTCAACAGGAATAATAGATTTTCCAGCAGGAAAAACTGTAACCAATGTTGGTACAGATGATGCTACAATTGTTCCTGTGGGCATTGTGGGCAAGACGGTTGGGGATACTGGACCGTCTTATGTTACTATTAACAGTGTAGATATTTCAGGTAAAACATTAACTAGTGTAGGACCAGATTCTTCAACATTTAGTAATCCATGAGGTAAAAATATGACACTTATATACGCATACAAAGGCAGAGGTGTAACAAAGGATATTGCTATCAATAGTTCTGGTGGTACCATAATTACCCCTGGAACAAATGATCTTGTAAGAATCTCAATAGGGAGAGTTGGGGAAGATGTTCTTTTCACCGTTACAAGTGGAACACCAACAAGTAATGGCAGTTCTATTACCAAGGGAGCATTAAATAGGTTACGTATAGATGCTTCTGATTTGGAAGACATTGATCCAGGAACTTATACTTTGTTTGTGGATTATTTTGATAACGCAGACGCTCAGGAATGGAAGAATGTTGATAGGCAAGTATTTGTTTTGGAGGATTAGACAATGTCTAAACAAAATCTGTTAAATGTACTAAAAGAAACGGCACAGGCCTTACGAGGTTTGAAATTCAATCCTTACCACGATCCTACCAGTGGTCGATTTGGTTCAGGGGGAGGT